TTGCGATGATTTATTTTCTTCATCTTTTCATTTTTGTAATCTAGAAACAATGAAACTTGCTCGGAGAACTGATTTGCCCATTGTCCACTAATATCAATACAGTATTCTGTGTTGATTTCCTTTCCATCTTTTGTTCGCTTTTTACCCGTCAACTTACCAAAAACTCCTAGACGAGAACACAACATAGAAATACCTTCGATGAGCTTTGAAGAGATTGAGCTTGCTCGAACAGCACCATGCTTAGTAATATTTCCATCTCCTGAAAAGTATCCATTCAACACGCCTTCAATAAACTCATCTGGAGCTGTATAAGCATAGGTTGGCACGATTTTATTAATTGCACCATGTCCACATGTTCTATCCAAGAAAGATGCCAGCAATGTTGAATTACCGACGATGCTCTCTGCTATCTTCTTCTTACCAGTAACTTCATCAATACCTTCCCAATTTTCTTCTAGATTACGGATGTTGAATTTGTCGAACCAGTTCATCACAAAGTCCTTAATTTTACGATCCGTATTTGAAATGGATACTTGGCGAGGGTTGCGCGTACTTCCTTCAGCAAGATATATTCCGATGAACAAACCATTCTCATAGTTCAACTCGAGCTTATCCGGAAATGTACATGTTGTCCTATGGCCATTGCAATATAGATATCCTTCCTTGATGATATGGTTTTCTCTTCCCATCGCAACTTCTAGAAAACCGGAACGTTTGTAAGGCAGGGTGAACAGTGTACCATTGTTGTTTTGCCACCACCCATTGGGTAGATTTTTCCTGCCACTTTTCTTTGCATTCGCAATTTCTTTAATAGCTTTATAGCATTCTGTTCCATAAATATACTCTGTCTTTGGGAAATATTCTTTCATATCTACATACTTTGTAATTACTGGAGGAGCTGGCAAATTAATTGTAACTGGAACATAATCACCAACCTTCACATCCTTAGAATGCTTTTTCTTGAACTCCTTCTCATCCTCATTCCATACCAGAAGAGATTCAGAATCAGCAACTGTTACTTTGCGACCACTTTGTGTTGTAACTTCATAGAGTCTCTCGCCCGGATCATGACGCGTTACAGCTGTCAGTTCACCCCAAGATGTTTTACCTTTTCCATCACCCGTAGGAATATAAACCTTCTCTTTTAGAATCAAGAACTCCATGTTTCTATCTTCTGGGAAGTGTTGAATCTCATCCTTCGCTCTTTCCAAATGCTCATCAATCCAATCACCAATCTTCACATACTTTGGCACATCATTTTCAATAACGATAATTGTCGTATCGCCAGTCACCGATTTTACTGCCGTGTCAATCAAGCCTTCACGTCCACCCATAGCATGGAAGAAGAATTGTTGAGGAGTCAAGCCTTGAACAAATGAATTCTCCACGAAGCCGCGACTCTCTGGTCCATCATCATACTTTGTATAGTGAGGCAAGGTACGGCTGTCAAATCCGTAGACAATACGCTTGCCATCTACGTTTTGCTGTCCCAAACACGCCATCATCTGTGCAACGTTGATAACGTTACCCTTGCTGCCACTCTTGACCATGTTAATCATACGGTTGGTCATATCATCAATGTTGGCCATGCCCAACTTACCCGCCTTTGTATTAGCTTGATTCAGAATCTGATTCACATTCTGCTCAAAGTAGTCATTGTTATTCTCAATAGACTTGTTCTCAAAACGTCCCAAGTGAATATCCTTGATGATGTCATACACCTTCACCTTCATATCACGAATGACTCCCTTTAGCTCCACTTTGGCCTTTTCATCCACAATCATATCACTGATACCAACGCTGAAACCGCTGTTCACAAGGTAGTCACAAACCATCGTCTGCGTGTTATCAAAGAACTGACGGGTCTCATCTGGACCACACTCGCTGTAAATGCTGTGTACTAGACCCTTTGTGCGATTCTGATAAATACCTGTATCAATACGCCCTTGAACGATCTCACCATTTTCAATGACTACGTAGTTTTCTTTGTCGCCTCCTACTTTGTTTTCATCATAGGACCTGTTAGCAGCGGTGATGTTGATATTGGTAGGAATAATAGAAGACAGAGCTTGACGACCAGACCATTTCCTAACACCATTCTCAACCATAGCTGGCTTGGGTAGATTTCCTACAAAGCGAGTGTTACGCGCCATAAGATTGAAGAAGGTCTTGTCATCCATCATCACGTGACCCTTGGTCATCCTATAAACACCAAGAGCGGTATCTTGCACCACTGAAATAATAGGCTTGCATTCACGAGGACTCATGATCTGAGTTGGAACTGAAGCAATCTCTCGCAACTCATTAGCAGTAATTAGCGATTGGGGAACGTGCATGTTCCGGGTCTGGACCTCCAGGCTTTCACCATGGAGCCGGACTATATCTTAAGCCTTCATAGGAGTTTGCTAGACTCCTCAGACCCACAACCATTTAGTCTCTGAACGTTCCGCATACCCTTGCAAATAACGGGGTTAGCGGCTTCGCTGCGGATTGCCCAATCTCCTTGGATTGTTACCATTGGGTACGGCTATTAACCGTGTTCCCTTCAAAGGTTTCCCAATGAAGATGGTACCAAGAAGCTCTAAGGGTGTTCCCGCAATTTGGTCGTGTTGCCTTCGGCCTTTTGGGCCTCCGACTAGGCAGTTATATCTTGGCATATATATCCCCAATCAGCTATATATGCCAAGGTGAGGTTTCCACAGTTTTCCGGTTAAAGCACTCTCACAACTTTAACCGCTGCTGCCTGTTTGAGACAAACTTGCACTTAGTTAATCTCATCGCCATCCATATCGGCATTGTAGCACTTGCACACACAAAGATTTAGTCTAAACGTATGATAAGGCATCACACGCACACGATGCGCCAACATAGACATGCGGTGAAGCGATGGCTGACGGTTAAATAACACATAGTCGCCATCAATCAAATGACGCTCCACAATGTCACCCTCTTCCAACACAATAGTAGAACGATCAATGTTTTTCAATCGGAAAGTCCTGTTATTAAGAGCTGGCTTGCGAATGAACTTGGCACCTGGGTAGACATCAGGTCCATTGCGCACATACTTCAACAACGTTTCTTTATTGAACTTGTTGACTACCTCGGGGAAAGTAAGATTCATAGCAATCTTGATAGGAACTCCCAGCTCATCAATACTGATATTGGGATCTGGAGTGATCACTGAACGAGCACTAAAGTCTACACGCTTACCCATAAGATTCCCACGAATACGTCCTTCTTTACCCTTCAGACGCTCCGAAAGACTCTTAATCAGGCGACCTGTGCGTTGTTGTGCAGGGTTGATACCTGGAATCTGATTGTCAATAAAGGTAGCCACATGATACTGTAAAACCTGAGAAGCAATATCAATTTGTTCTTTTGTAGCACCCTTCTCAACGCGTGTTTGAAGGGCCTTGTTTGACTTGACAATATCACATAGCTTGTGTGTAAGATCATCCTCACTACGCTGACCCGTATCAGCCTTTACCGATGGACGTACCGCAGGAGGAGGTACAGGCAAAAGAGTACAAATCATCCACTCTGGACGACTAAACTTAGGAGAGAAACCCAGAATATCACACTCCTTGTCGGTAATGCGCTTTAGAATTCGTAGCACATCTTCAGCTGTAAAGACAATCTTTTTTAGAGCAGGGTCTTCTGCATCTTTCCATTCCATGACGATTTTGACAATCGGTTCGCGACTGATCTTATCAGCCTGCTTTGCGGCGCAATGAGGGCACTTTTTGACTTTGCTACACATCTTGTACATGATTTCCCATCTCTTTTGACGAGAATACTTCTTGCTCATGATTGCTTTCACATCGTCGCTGTCGCCATCTACCAAAATACGCGAACATTTGAAACACACACACTTTAGGATTTTTTTGATCATGTCAAAGAATTGGATATAAAACACTGGTTTAACTAGCCTGATGTAACCGAAATGACCAGGACAGAATGTATTTTTTTGTTCACATGTTTGACATACTTTATTGTGATCCAAGACACCCATGCGCGGATCATAGAGACCATTAATTTGAGGTTCTGTACCAATATAGGTATCTGTCTTGGTGATTTCTGCCACGCTCATACGTAGAATTTCATCAGGGCTTAAAATACAGAATCGGATCCCTTTTACGACGTCTATATCTCGGTCGTAAGAGAGTTCCTTATAGATAGACATTTTTAAACTATGGTAAGGAAATTATGCTTGAATCCTTTATATGTGTTTGTTAGCTTGGTGACATACACAAACAAAAAAAGATTTCAATTTTTTTAAAACATCATAACTTTTACAAGAGAGAAATAGTCTTTCTCGCTCATTTTTTTTCTTTTGAAGAATCTTGTTTATTTTTGATCTTTTCTGGTCATCGTCAATACTTTCGTAAAAACTCCTCAAACTCTTTTCACATTCTGCTAATGTACAAATAGCAAAATCTTTGTTTTCCTGGCCGTTAAGGTACATATTTTTGAGGTTTTCATTCATCATACTCATGTTTCCAAGTATTTTTCATTGACATTTACTTTATAGATACATCATACTATGCAGTTCATTTCCATCTTTTTTCTTTTTGATAAACATGTCAACAAGTTCCCTATCTACTTTGAAAGGCAATGTAACAAGTTTTCCCTTTGTAATTTCCTTTTTCAACAACCTATGAAGATTTAATTGACTGACAATCTCTTCCAACCCTCTCTTCAAGTTACGAACACCATCCTCTGTGTCTACTTGATCAATCAAATGCTTAATCACATCATCTTCAAAAACGATATCTCCTTTTGAAAAAGCAAACTCTGTCATCGCTTTTGGCAACAGAAAGTCTTGTGCAATCCTGACCTTGTCATTAATCTTGTATCCATCAATGTTAATCTTGATCATACGATCCCTCAAAATAGGATTGATAAGTTCTTCGTGGTTATATGAAAAGATCATCAAACACTTTGACAAGTCTAGATCAATGTCTGCAAAATAACGATCTTGAAATTTATGATTCTGAGAATGATCTGTCATGTGGATGAGACTATTTATAACCTCTTCACCCGCACGGGTTGTGCTTACTTTATCCAACTCATCAAAGAACATGATGGGATTCATCACACCTGCTTTCATCAAAACATCTACAATCGCTCCATGTCGTGATCCTTCATAGGTGAATTGAAATCCCTTCAACATTTCAGATGTAGAAATACCCGAAAGTGAAATGAATCCAAAAGGAAGTCCTAGACATTCACAAATCTCCATAGCAATAGATGTCTTACCAACACCTGCTTTACCTTGTAGACCGATCACTAGACCCTTACTGTTCTTATTAGCAATCCATTTTGCCAACATGCGAATAATTTGATTTTTTGTTTCAATATGGCCATATACAGCCTTATCTAAACGTTCTTGAATACTGTCTAGAAACAGAGATATATCTTCTACTGAATTTTCACAAGTCACTGGAAGTTGTTTGTACTTACCAATTGGCAACTTACAAAGATTCTCTACCCAATTTGTGATTTTAGAATGTTCTCCATTTGAAGGATCCATCACTGCAAGTTGATCGACCTTGGCTAATGCGACGCTCTTTACATAAATATCCATGTCAGATTCTAGAATCTTGAATCTAATAGGCATTGAAGAAGCGTTGATCATATGAACCTTCTTTTCGATTTCAGTAATTCGCTTCTTTTTGTTTTTATCAAGTTTCTTATAATATTTAATATCATCGTGATCATAGTACTTCTTCAACATGTTGTCTTCATTTTCAGACTCTGACTCCTCATCACCCCTTCTCTTCCTTTGCGTAGTAGTCCTTTCAGTTGTACGACCCCTCTTTCGTTTGCCACATGACGACGAGATAGGTTTTGTATAAATGGTATAGAAGATCTCAGCTTGTTCTTCATCCTCGTCCTCCTCTTCCTCTGTTGTTGCATCTGATGACTCCTCCTCAGAGTCAGACGACTCAGACTCTTCAGATGACTCAGACTCATCATCTGGATCATATGACTTGTCATCATCAGACGATTCTTCTGTCACACGTTTATTAGCTATTACTGATGAAGAAACTTCTTCTTCTGTTTGGACAGCTTTATCTTGACGAGCACCCGAAGAAGCTGCCGCAGCAGAGGTTTTAGAACGTGTCATAACAGCCATATTGTTGGATGTCTTTAAGCACCCTTACTTTTATAATGTATTCAATTTTTTTAATAAACACTATCGTCAGGTGAGCAAGCGTGTGGTGTGTTGTTAGTACCACGAGAACCAACAAAGTTAATTTGGTCCTTTGTCATACATACGCAACCACCTGAGCAACTATATGGACTATAGTCGCAGCACTCTGGTTTACATTCATTATAACTAAACATAAACATTGATTTCGGACTACCTTTTTTTCCGTCTACAGGATTTATAGAAGGATCGCCTTGATCAAATTTGATAGCTTCGGTGGGTTCTTTATCTGGCATTTGTGAACCTTGGAACACGTATACATTGTCGGTGTTTAGTAACTTGTTTGATTCATAAGAAGGAATGACTGGACGTTCTTGAGCAAACTTTTCACTTTTCAAACCTCCCATCACATAGAGAGCAACGAATAAAAAGGCTATGATAATCAATGCATATAGATAGTTCTTAGTAACAGCAGCGACTGCTTTTCTTGGCATTTATTATTACACCATATATTTCTTCACAAAATCATCAAGACTAATGATCTTGACATCGAACTCGCGAGCTTTCACAATGCTATTACTGCTTCCATTAGGATCTTTTGCAATCAAAAGAGTTGTTTTCTTGGAGACACCAGATGCTACTTTGCCTCCATTTGCTTCAATAAAAGCTTCAGCATCTTTGCTTCTTACTCCTGTAAAGACAACAACTTCGTCGACTAGTTTCATCTTTCCAGGAGAAACTGTTTGTTTGACAGGTGAAGATGTATTATCCACGAAACACATTCCGAAGCCATTCTCATCTAAAAATTTATAGGCATCGTTAAGATTGCCTACCAATATCTCTGCTGTTTTCTTTTCAATGCCTTTGATAGCCACCAGTTCTGAAATACTAGGTATATACCTTTCCACAATCATCTTTGGTATATGTTCTAGAACTAGCTCCAATTTCTTTCCACCAATTCCACGACCCAAAGTATTGGATGCATCCAATAGCAAGGTGCATGTATTTTTACCTCCTTTGAGAAGTTCGTTTCGCCGAGTCTGCAAAGATTCATACAGTTTCCCAGCTGACTTATCTTTGAATCCGTCTATTTTCTTGATTTCATCAACCGTTATCTCGAATACAGCCTTTACTGTTTTATAACCTGCTTCAAATAGTTTTTTCAATGTTCCACTACTCAAACCCTTGACATCTATTTTGTTGAAAAAGTATTCCAGATTTTTAAATATCATTTCTGAACTGCCCACCTCTTTAGAAACTATGATATCAACACCAGTAACCGACCATTTATAATCCACGTCTGGCATTTGAGGCTCACCTGTTTCACTAACTGATAATACTTCTGCGATATATGGAATTACAAATCCACTTCTCATGATGACGATTCTGGATCCTGGACCAAGTTTATGGTCATGAATATATTTCGCATTAAAAGCACTTGCTCTTTGAATAACAACACCCTCTAGTGATACTGGGGTAAAGTTAACAACGGGAATCATATATCCATCTTTTGACATGTTCCATTCCACACGCGTGACAGTAGTTTCAGCCTTGTCAAGGGTTTGCACAGATTTAAATGCAAACGCATAATCTGGATTTTCACCCACTTTTCTTTTATGTGCAACGCCATCGTGAAATACAACAATGCCATCAATTTCAAAGGGACTTTTGTGCCTTCTTTCAACCAAGATAGAAGATAATGTTTCTTCTTTCATATTGGTCACTTCAATAGCTCTATTGTGGACAACTGAGAACCCCATACATTTCATTTTCTCAATTTGTTCAGACATGGTGAGACCTTCTGGATACATCATTTCATAGCCTATAAACTGAACACAACCTAGGATCTCAAGGTCTGGAAGTTTAGCATTTATAGCACCAGCTACCATGTTTCTAGCATTCGCCCCCTTATGTTTGACTTTTTCAAAATCTTCTTTACTTATGATGAGTTCACCTCTTACAGCGAGTCGTTGACCTTTAACATGTTTTTCAAGTTTGCTAGGAAGCTTTTGAATGTACTTGGAAATATGCGTGATATTTTGACCTTCTGTCCCGTTTCCACGGGAATATATTTTCATAATTCCAGCATCATCAACATAGACCAAAGCTGAATTACCATCTAGCTTGTCACTTACGACATATTTCCCTGGGAACTGTTTTACAAACTTGGAGACATCGCCTTTTATTTTATCTAAACTTCCCATGTAAAAAGGTAGTTTTTCTTTTCTTTTGTCATCTTTCGCAATCCCAGCCCCAACTTCTTTCAAAACAGGATTGTTTTTATCCACAGTCTTTAAATAATCCACAACAACATCATAGATTGCATCGCTCATCAAAGCTGTCTTTGTGTTGTAATAAGCATGATTTGCTTCTTGAATGAGTTGGGCAATTTCTGAATTATCCATTCCTTTCAAAACTCCATTTGCATCTTTTGCAAGTTCTTTCAAGAATTTCTTTGTGGCTATTTTTTTCGATTTCACCATTTCTGCTCTATACTCTTAAAATTATATAAAGACTTATGTATTTTATGAAGTTAATGAATCTCCTATCAAATTTTGGTTTTGATTGGAAAGAGACGTTCTTTTATTACCTTTGGTGTAGTCAAAATTTTATTGACAAGACACTAGATTATGTGAAAAACAAGTATGATATGTTGAAGTATTATATCTTCATAGGATTTGTACCTCATTGTGTCTTTTATCAAGAATCTACTGATCTCACATATACATATTGCAATTACGACGATCCATTCACCGTTCTAAGCATGTGTTTTCAGAAATATGTTCTTGGAAAGCCTCTTAATATTGTGAAGCAATCGGATATGACAAACGACAGCTTTACTATGAATTGCACTTATATGATATATAAAGTGTATAATAAGGATGCAAAGACGGGTCAAGTTTATGAAGTTTACTACGTGTTTAATAATCTAACAGGTAAGGTGCATTACGTCAAGGTGGACGAGCATACTGAAATTCACCATATGAAGCGACCGAAACCTATTGCATTTCTCACGAGTGATTCAGATATAAATAAGACAGATGATATTTCTTTTGAATATGCACAACTTGGTACATTGCTAGCCCAGGCACAATGTGTTTCTGCAAATGTGTTCTTGAAGTTTTGCAAGGAATTTTATGGCCGTAATTTGACTACTAAAAATATCACTATGAATGTGATCACGACTAATAACGAGCTGGTTGTATATAAGGATAAAGATATTTTGTATTAATCACACAATCTAGCACATGACAGATGACATCTTGCTGAATGATTTGTGGACAATTTATTTTCATGATCCGTCTGATACAGACTGGACAAACCAGAGTTATCTCCGTGTTGGAGATCTAGCGAGTGTAGATGATTATTGGGCCCATGCGAATGCATGGGGTACGCAAGTATACCAAGGCATGTTTTTTATCATGCGAGATGGTATATTTCCGTGTTGGGACGATTCAAGTAACATTGACGGTGGATGTTTATCTATAAAGATAATGAAAGAGCATATGTCGGAGTTCTGGCCGGATACTGTGATGAAACTTCTCGGAGAAACCTTGTTGAAGAGTAATCATTCAAGCCAAATCAATGGAGTGTCAATGAGCCCCAAAAAACACTTTTGCATCTTGAAGATCTGGATTAAAACTCCAGAGCTGACAAAAGAGAGTTTTGACATCTTGCCAAAATACCATGGGGATATCATATATAAATCCAATAGAGATAATATAGAAAATGATAATATGAAACGATTGTAGAGAGATTTTTTTTGTACAAGTGAGATTGTGAAAACTCCGAAATCTCATGAAGTTTGTAAAGTTGAAAACGATGTTAGCTAGAAATTGGTTGAATAATATCCATAATCGAATTTTTGAATTCTTCGTCCATCTGAAACATGTTCACAATGCGTTTATTCAAGTCGGATACATTCTTTTTGGAATTACGGATGACAATATCTATAACTTCAGATTGGGTTTTGTTTTTAACACCTAGTTTTGTGTCATCACGAATTTTTTTGAATCTTTCCATATACTCGTCTTGAACAGTTTCATCAAACTCATGACACTCGCCATCTTCGGCAAATGGAACAAATGGTCTGACATCAGTACATGCAAGAAATTGGTAATACTCATTCAATAACTCGTTGCATCTTTGTTTTTCTTTTGGGAGTATATCTGGATTCTTTATTTTCTTCAAAAGATATACTTCATAGCGATCTAGATAACATTGTTTGATCGTTTGAATCATTGTTTTCATAGCGCATTTGTATCTAAGACATTTCCATTCACCATCATATAGTTTGATGACTTTGCCAGTTGTATCTCCAATAACATTCATGTCTTCTATTTGTTCGGAAGAGACTTGACTCACTTCATCAATGATGTCTAGAAGCGCATCTGTATCCAACTCAAAACCATATTTATACCGATCAGCTTCTAATCTACAAACATTTTTACGATATTTTTCCTCCACCATATCTTCAAATGGTTTGATAGATTTTCCAATATGTTCAACATAAGTAGTAAGTTTATCAACAGTATCCAAACTGGTTATGAACGCATTGATTGTATTATAATTGTTTATAGTGTTATTGATATTTGTGTTAGCGTTAATTGTACTATTTGTATTATTTGCCATATTGATACTATGTTGATTAACATGGGGGTGGTAAGCCCGATTATGTAATATATATTCTCTTATTTCATCTGTTAACATAATACCCTGATTTTTTAAAGGACATGGTTTCTTTCGGTTGTAAAAATGATGTTGAATATTGCATTTCTTATTTGTTTCATATCCACACGCACAACATGTGTAGTTTTGACTCATTTGTTTGTGACTATTTTTATTTTCTTAAATAAATAAAAATGGCTATTTTTAAGCTTTTTTCAGCTTAATTCAGCCATTTTCAGTTACTGATATTTTTTATAAGTGTTTTTTTAATAATCATGATACTGATTAGTGTATAGATTTATAATAAATTATATAGCTATTATTATAGCTTAATCAGCCACCCCCTATAAAAAAATAAAATAAATAAGAAACCTTTCCTGAAAGAAAAATGATTATGGACACTCAGACCCTCTAATAGTATTTTTACCATCCCTAAACGATGATATCAGTATTCTCAAATATTTTTCGTTACAATCACATCAAATACCGATACATATCTATCACAAACATAGTAACAATGGCCCAACCTATAGGCAACCAAAGAGGGATAGAATATTTAACGCCATTATATTTCCAAATACCTCGTTTGATACATATATATTCTGCGATAGGTAATGCAATACCAACAATAATACTTGTTATAATAGAGACTCGGTCATGTAATGCACATAGCACACTATAAATGATAGCTAACATACCTGCTATAAACAACTCTTTGTTTTTCAATGTAATAACAGTAAGGAATGTTGCTATGTATAAACTGACTTGTAATATGGGCATAATTACAAAACAATTTATAATAATAAGCTAATAAAAAAAGAATGATTAGATTTTCTACTCTTAGAGATCAGCTCGGTCTAACAGGCAGAGTGTCGTTCAATACTATATTAACGTCAAGTGGCGGTTCGGGTGCGGCTGGCACAAAAAGTCTTAAAACGACGCAGACTCAAGTCACAAATTATACTTCTAGTCAATTATATACGTTTACCACTCACACATTCACAAGTGCTGGAACGACAGGAAGAACAGGGCCATCATTAGCAACATGTAGAACTGCATATAGCGCAGCAGCTTGGGCCCAAAGCTCTTCAAATTACCTTAACATGACAACAAATGGAGTACAGGTATGGACAGTTCCAGCAACTGCTACTTATGAAATAGAGGTGCATGGTGCACGTGGTGGTAATGCTACATCGAATGTTATTGCTGTTGGAGGTGCAGGTTATGCAGTTAAAGGTCGAGTTAATTTAACAATGAATGACAAGTTATATATCGTGGTTGCACAAAACGGTGGGGATACAGGCTACGGGGGAGGCGGAGGTGGAGGATCATTTGTCTATTTAAACTCAATTACATCAAACAATGTTTTATTGGTTGGGGGTGGTGGTGGAGGTGGGTGTATAGGCGTGGGTGCTTCAACCTCATTCGGTATTGCAGCTGTATCAGGATCAAACGGAACAACAGGAACAGTTGGGTCAGCTATTAAGAAGGGTGGTGCTGGTACTAATGGAGGTGGTGGTGGTGGTGGTGCAAATGATACTTCAACCGCTGGTATAGGTGGATCTACACCTGGTGCATATGGTGGCAATGGTGCAACTACTGCTATGGGTTATGGTGGCGGCAATAGTGTTGGAGGAAATGGATCTTCAGGGAACTTTAATGGCGGCGGTGGTGGTGCAGGTATTGGTATTAATTCAAATTGTACTTTTTTAGGTGGTACCTCTTACAATATCAGTAGCGGACCTGGTGGTTTTGGAGGCGGAGGAGGTTGTGGAAGAGGAGACACAACTCCTTACGGATATGGTGGAGGAGGTGGCGGTGGTGGATACAGTGGTGGTGGCGGAGGCGGTGGTGGAGGAGGAGGTGGTGGTCCAGGTGGTGGCGGTGGTGGTGGTAGTTATATCATAGCAACAGCCACTAATAGAACATTTATAGGTGCAACCACAACACCCAAAGTTATTATCACTAAAGTATAAGTCTTTTATGCATAAATCTTCAACTCATTTATCCATATCAAATCAATATTTGTGGTCTGATTCACAACAAATCTAAATCGATTGAAAGGTCCCAAAAGAGATGCACATGTATATGTAACCGGGACATTGACGGTCCATGAATTTTGACTAGTCCTTTCATCAATCATTGTCCATGTTGCTCCATTATCAGAAGAACCGTACCATCTGAAATTTCTAGGAGAACATCTAATATCTTGTGCACTTGGAACTATGATATAATATTTCATTATAATTGACACAGGCATAAGTATTTCAATATATTCTCCCGAATATCCGCTAGTTGAAGCTGTTCCTTTATATACTCCTGTTGCAGAAACATACTTGGAAGCAGAGGATGCCCAACCACTTGCTGCAGCATCATTATAATTAAATGCAAGATATGACGCGAATGTAGGGCCATATTCAGTTGAAGCGGACATTCCATATGTTCCGTTTCCGTAGGCCTTTCCTGATAGTGTAGTTGACTGGCCTGTTAATGCTGCAGGAGGATATCTCACTGCAGTACTTGTAGCATTATCTGCTGCAGCTTTAATTGCACTCAATTTCTTTTTAGGCGCATATGGATCGCCCGACGCTACCATCAAGTTTGACATAGACACGCGACCATTCAAGTTTAACTGAGTTCGTATTGTAGAAATCTTTATTTGTTGCATATGTTTTTACACTCCAACAAGATAATAATTCGAAGTTTAAAAAAAATCCAATTATAAAGCAGTATATTATGAACGAATTCGTAGGTTTTACCCTTGTAATATTATTCTCAATTGTCACATACCATTTTTTCAAATATGTTTTGAAAGCACTTAAATGTAAATGGAAAACATGTTCAGATAAACCTGTTTATGAATACAAAAACAACCAGCAAGGAATCAATTCAGCGGAAAAGCTTTTATCTTCTTTCACAAAAGTGTGAGTGATTGATAAGAAAATTTCCCCCCATATATAAAAACAATGTCATTCTTTGAAATAGACTTGAAGGATACATTTGACACTTCAACTGCATTAAGCAACATGTATCTTTGGTTGCTCTTTGGTTTTCTTTCCACCATGATTAATTGTGATCTTCAACGATTCATCAATTCACATCCTATAGCAAGACATATCGTTGCATTTATCGCATTCTTCTTTTTATTTACGCTGATTGACGCTAACAACAAGACAAATATTACAACCATATGGGTGAAGACGTTTGTTGTTTATATCCTCTTCATATTAACCACTAAAAGTAAGTGGTATTTCGCGCTTCCAGTTCTTGGTCTTTTGCTTATAGATCAAAGTTTAAAGAAACATATCTCACTCCTTCAAGCTCAAAATAAAGCTGATCCCGAAAAAGTATTAAAATATCAAGAAATAAGCAGATTCATAAATGTGTTTGTAACCGCGACAATTATAGCTGGTGTTATCCACTATATATCTTTGCAAAAAACAGAATATGGCAAACAATTTTCTTACATAAAGTTCTTCTTAGGGACAATGACTTGTAAGAAAAAATCACCTAAATATTATTGATTCACACTTGCAGCAACTGCAAGTTTTACAACTCCTAGACTAGCCACAAGATATTGTACCACTAGAGGATAATCATTTTTCAGATACAATTCTACGGTATTGCATAGATTTGTACATTTAGTAAACAACACTAGATATTTCAAATTAAAAACACCTTGTACAATCTCTTCATTATTTTTAGAAGTTGAAGATGTTGTCATACAATTATAGGTGTCGCTGTCTGCCAAAATAGTTTCCTGACTACAAAAGTCGCCTTTGCAACTTAGAATAAGTTGATTGCCTATGTTTTTCATTTCTACAAATTCAGCAATGTTGTTCATATCACGACAAATCTTTTGGAAATCCACTGATGGAATTGTAATTACTGCATTGAAATCAGCAGGATCTACTTGAATCTTTGGATGGTCCAAATCCATAAGATCAAGTTTGAACGTCGTCTTTGTATTCTTCTCCGAGTTTTCAATCTTTATACCGAGATGATTCTTGTCTGCACCCTCAATAAATAGACTGAGAGTATCATTACTATTAATAGTGCGAATGAGTTTGTAAAAGTTGAGCATGTTTACACCAATAGTAACTTTACCTGAACATGTATAATACTCAAACTTGTTAGCATCTAGCTTCAAGTGCACCAATACTACCATAGAAGTGTCCATAGACACAATCTTCATTCCAGATTCATCGAATTCGATAGTTGTCTCGGTCAAGAGTTCCTTAAGTGCCTCAATCAATATCTTAAAAGCAGAAGATTGAACAGTTCTGATTTCGAGAATGTTGGACATGATTGTCCCAAACCAAGTGAAAGTTCCTTATATACTTGATTTTTGTGTTTAAAAACATAGATTTTTAAAAACTCGTAAATAAATGGACACTGCACAAGAAATACAATTTATTTCAAACCAGACACAAATAACAGATTTGATAGAAGTTGAAAAGGAATATATGAAAAACAAAGGTGATATTACTGCCACCATTATCTCTCTATTAGGTCTTTCGTCTACTATAAAAGAGTTTTCAAAACCGAAAACAGTATTTGATGACGTTCGAGAGATCTTTGATGAGAAAGAAGAACTATATCGAATTAACATGGCTGCGAATGCTAACGCAAAATAATATAAAGGAACACTGCAATGATTAATATAGTATGTGCAAGGAAGACATTCTTATTATCAAGAGTCTTCTTGACAAACTCTCTGAGAAATATAACCATCTTGAGGAAAAATATTCATCGAACTTGGAAAAGGTAAAAACTTTCACAGAATGTCAAGCAGCTCTAAAAGCGAGTCAAGAGGAAAATTCTCTTTTGAAACAGAAAATAGAATTGCTTGAACAAAACTACAAGGAGTTTTCCAAAGTATCTCATGTAGTTGCCCTAGAAAAAGAGAATGCTAAACTCAAGTCGGAAGTAGAAAAACTCAAGAAATCATCTTTAGCACCAGAGGTAGTAGTTCCTCCGGCTCCACCACTTCTGCCACCTTTGGAAGAACAAGAACCTTCTCAATCAGAAGAAGATGAAGAGTTTTATGAAAAGAAGATCAAAGGTGTAGTTTATTATGTTAGCAGTCGTACTAACAAACTTTATGAAAAAACACCAGATGATGAAGTCGGTCCTTGCGTAGGAAATCTAGAAAAAGAAATTAAAAATAACAAGACTGTTACAAAGGTGGTATGGATTTAAGTAATAAACTTCATATTCATGGCATGTTCAAGCATGGATTTTTCTTGCCCATTTGCTTTGGGTCTTTTGAAAATGATCTTTTCTTTGTATCTATTGATGCGATCATTGTCAATAGGTATATATCTGACTTCACTATTCATTTCATATTCGTTGATCTCCTCAATTTGTTGAGTAATAGATGTCATCGGTGGAAAGTTAACATGAATGAGTTTAGAAGTATTGCAAAAAGTTCTGAATTGTTCAATATCCATAAACCCCCCAAAAAGCTTCAATGCCATGCGATCAGGCGCAGCCTTTACTAGTTTCTTGTATCCTAGTCTTCTTGAAAGCAGATTAATAAGATTATACCTTTCCCATATTTCATCGTGATTTTGATGATCATTAAAATTATAAGAGGTAGCACATTCCAAACTACAAAAGCAGCCAAAAACTCTGAAATGTTCGTTTCGTCCCTTGTTATCTTTGAAATATTCCACAGGAATTCCATAAGGAGCATTATTAAATCTATGACAACACCAATAACATGCAATGCTGGTATTCATTGGCCATTCATGGTTTTTGTTTTTTTCTTCAAAATCTTTCAGCAATTCTACCACACGTAGACGCGTTGTCACTGAAGATTTGTCTATTTCAGAGTCATTATCACCCCCTGCTACTGCACACATGTCATAATTCATCACAGATTCATCCTCATCTGGTAGCTTGAATTTTTCTAGAGACAAATAATCATGTGTATTATAAGCATAGGGTTGTTCATCGTCTACATCTTCATTAAAATCCAATGTAGAAAGAGGTCGGTTATCATCTGTTACATTTAAACGCACTATAATGTTCTCGTCATCTGAAAGCATTGATGATGGTACTTGTTCTGCAGTCGCAGTTGTAGAAGACCCCCCAATTGCTATATTAGCAGCATCATAAACAATCTTTGGACGCCTTCCACGTTTTTTCTTATCATCTTCTTTTGCGGGAGGTACTGGTTTTTTCTTTTTTTTGTTGTCCATTTTTTGGTTTTGATGGAGTACTAATCTTGATTGCCGCAGGCTTGTTAGAAATAACGTTCTTAATGCTTAAATACTTTTTGTTTTTAACTCCACCATTTTGTTGTTTACTTTGGCGATCAAGCTCTACAAGATTTTTATAAGTATTTCCTGCATTACTAATAGATGTATTGACTTGTCTTTGAGCACCATCCAGCTGATTAAACTCGGTAGTCTTTCCAAATTTGCTATAGAGTTTTTTGAGATCATCTGCCTCTTTGTTGAATTTGGTAGTAAGTTCTGCCATACGATCTTTGGTCATGTTTTCTAGATATTGAAAATCCTCAACCCTTAATTCAATACCCAATGCCTTTTCCATCTTTTCAATTTCCTCTCTCAATATGAAAAAGATATTAGCATATTGTTCCAATAAGCGACTCACATCTACCATTGCCTGTAGATTTTGCATGTAGCTTTCTGAAAGCTTCTTATTGAATGCTGCAATCTCCTTATATTTTCCGATTTCACTGGTATATTTTCTACTTGTACTTCTGATTGTCTTAGTAACATTTTCAAAATCTGTGCTCATTGCATCTTTAGCACCCAAATTAATCCCCAAACTAGGCGTTGATGTTTCCTTATCAGAAGAAGATCCAAATAAACCTTTGAAATCAAAAGCCATTTATTCTTATTTTGGATAAAAAAACAAACTTTACTAAGAAGAATAAGCAACTCCGGCAAGACCACTACTGATTTTCAATATATTATAGTTGATTGCGTATATGATCACATCGTGTTTATAAGTATTGTTCATCGGAGTATTTGTTGTAAGAACCAATTGAAATTTATTTATACGTGATGCATTCACAGATCCGCTTGGCTGAAAATCATCAGCATTGATAGAGAAACTATAAAGGTAAATGCCATCTTTGTTACATCCCTTATGATGTTGCCAGGGTTGTACATAATTATAATAACCTGCATCTTTAAAGTCTAATCTGTCTAAGCCATTGAACATGAATTTAGCAGAATTCATAATAACACCATTATCATAATCCATAAAGTCAAACCAATCATTTGTTAAATCCACATTATTTCTTCTACAAAACCATATAATCTCTTTGATAGGATTTTGTAGAGTCAAGTTAACTGTACTATTTGTATTAACAGCTAGTGCATTCACGCGATATGTTTGCTCAATCAAATATTGAACAGGATTATATGACAGAAATTTACGTTCAGCTGTATCGAGGAATATATAGTTAACTTCTAAGTAGGCTTTAATATTGACAATACCGCTCGAAGGCATATTTGATTTTGCAAAACTGAAGAGTTGCTGGCTTTCATCATTTCCAGGCGCTACATACACTGGATAATCATCTCCAATCTGTAATATTTTGTAAAGATCTATAAAAGCTCGTGTTTCAATGCTGATTTCAGTTTCACTATATTGTAATGAGATTAGAGGTAAAGCTTGTCCACTTTCTTGATTGAACCAAAATCTAAGAGGTACATATATTTTACGACCCTTTATAGAAATTGTATCAGAAGGATATTGAGACAATACCAATCCATTAACGCCATTTGCGATAGAGAAGTCTTTGATAGCTGGTCGTGTTAACTCATCTACATGACCAATCATACGTTCATAAAGTTTTCGTTTTTCTTCAGAAATAGTCAGATTGTTCATGAGATGAAGGAATTCGCCATCTTGTTTGTCTATGATATTTCCCCCAATAGAAATGTGATAAGAATTGATCATGGCTTCTCCAATGTAATCTACCCAACGGAATGCAAGGTCAGCACTGGATTGAATATCTGGAAGTTCAAAAACAAAATAAACTTGTTGAATCATGTCTCCATGGCGGTCAATTTTCGCTTTGAAGATTGTGTTTTCATACACATTTGCATCTGTTCTATTTAGACTAACGCGAATACTTTCCATCGAAAAGTTCGTATGTGTTTTAAATGTTTTCTTGAAGAAAGTGATAGAGGGATTGCCGTTCATATACACATTTTGGTTGCCCCAAGCTAACAGTTGAATAAGACCACCTGTCATGATTATAATGTCTTATAAAATTTATCAGCCTCTTATTACACGTCGATGTAGAACTAAAGCGAATGAGAATATGGGGATTGCACTTAGACGATGCTCTGATACTTACATAATATTTTCTTAGCATCAGCAAGGAAAAAATAAATATTTGATCATTATAAATGGTACAAAAGAATAGAGAGATTTCTTATTTCAATACATTGATCTTTACTATTGTTGCAGGTGTTGTATCAATATTACTACTATCATCACTCTTTTTCAGTGCAATGAAGCCATATATTGTTGCAATTATCACCATTGAAATAGGTATCTTCATCATTATTGGATATTGCGTTTATAAGATTATCAAGAATGATAATACTATTCGAGATCTGTTGAAAAAGAACAAAATTGTCATTAATTTTGACGAATGTGCTGACTATTATGTGCGCCGTACAAGACCGGACGGTAAACAATACTGCAGTAATGACTATGTAATAACTGATGAGACTAATACAAAATACATCATGAAAATCATACCTCCTTCTTCTTCTGTTCCTGCTGCTAACCCGATTAACTATGCAAGTTCTAATACAACATTTAATGAAAGTCGCCGGGAGACCTATTTGTTATCAGAATTAGCTGATAATAGCAACTGGGCAACCTATCAAGAAAAATGTAAACCCTTATATGAGGAGGTATTGGGATACAGCGAGTATAAAGATATGCCTTGGACATATATTCGATCACGATGTGATTCATTCTATGCTTCCTAACAAAAATTGATATAACAAGTACATAAAACATGTTTTATATTACATATCATCATGGAATACATACGTGTATGTTCAAAGATTGAATCTGTAAAGGATTTTGTAGGAAATAAATTCCTGGTCAGAAAAACTCATGACTTTATAAAACATGGAAAAAATGTTATTATTTTTGGTCCGACAGGATGTGGTAAGTCAACATTGTGTCGACTCTTCAAAAATGAATTTGAACATCATGCAGTTTATGAATTAAATAAAGATACATTTACAACAACTAAAGAGGTTATCACAAATCTCAAATGGTTTATCAAAAACAAATCAATTTTGAGCTTCTTTGGTTCGTCATCCTCTCAGAAAAAGCAACAACGTGCAATCTTTATAGATGATTATGATATTCTTATAAATTCCGATAAAATATTGTCAGGCTTGTTAATAACTGAAATTGTTCCACTTTTAAAGGAGTATAATGTTCAATTGATCATTACTTGTTTGACTGATTTTCATTTGAAAAAAAAGTTTCAAGAGTCATTGAAAGATATTGAAATTATCAAGCTCACGTATCCTCAACCCAAAGAGTCATATGTCTATCTTTTACATATATTAGAGGGTATGATTGACGGGAAAGAAGAGAAGTTACTACACTTGATAAATCAATTTAAAGGGTCTATCCGTGATACTCTAATGCATCTCGATACCCCTCAGACAGATGAAGAGTTATTGAGTTCGAATTATAGAGATTTGTCCTCATTTGAGATTATTAAAAAAATATTCTTACAACACTCAATTACACCGAATGACATATCAAATTTGATGCAAAATGATATTTCAAACATATCATTTCTTTTGTTTGAAAATATTCCTGATGAATTATGTGCTAACAGAAATAATAAAGAGGCTATTCAGATATACTTGTCGATTTTAAAATACCTTGCGTATTCAGCTGAAATCGAGACATTTGCATATAATAATACAGATTGGAACTTATTTGACGTATCAACGTTTATGAGGATAGATATATTTAGACATATTTTGAATGAACATCCTAGAATAACACATAACTCTCATGAATCTTTGAGATTCACACAAGTTCTATCAAAACTCTCACATAAAAACATTTTCGCAAAGAAAATCAATACAATTCGCAAACGTTCACTGTTGTCACTTGAATCAGTATTAACGCTTGTAGATGTATATGCAAATGAGAATATTTCTGTTAAAAAAAATACAGAAGATAGTAATATCATAACCACTTATAAAAAGTATTTTTTATAAAAAACAAAATTATCTTGTGATAGTATAAATGAGTTCACCAGCAAAAACCGGCGAGTCATGGTGGAATAAAGCCAAAGATTTTGCAAAATCAACAGCGGAAAAAGGATCTTCAACATTTGGTGAAAACGGATTTGTAGTTATGCTCATAGTGGCTTTTGTTCTTTTATTTGTGATCGTTATGATATACATCAGTTTCAAGATCCGTTCATCCAAGTTAGAGGGAAAAAATCTAGTGAAAGAACCTGTCAGAGTCGATCAACTTGCCAAACCACTTGTAGTTCCAAACTCCGAGATCCCGGTAACTGTGGTTGGTCTTGAATACTCATATTCTCTATGGGTATACATTGCAAACTTGGAACAAACCTCTACAAATTCTGCTCAAAGCAGCCACAAGATCGTCTTCTACAGAGGCCAAGCCGAAAATCTTCAATCTGCCAATCCGATCGTTGTTTTGGATGGTGTGAACAGTAAGATGCACATTGTCATCAAGACAACCAATTCCACTTTAACAGATATTAATTACACTCAGGATTTATCTCAAATTACTTCAAGAAACTGTTTCCTTGACACTGTATCAACGGAATGCTTAGCAAACCAAAACACACATGCTATTATAAGTGTTGATTATGTGCCGATTCAACGTTGGGTACATATTGCATTTACAATCGACAACAAACTACTGACGGTTTACCTAGATGGTGATGTTTACAGTGTTAAGAGCATTGACGAATTCAAATCAATGAAGAATAGAGCAATTGTTCTTGATAAGACAAATGGAGATATTTTTGTTGGCAAGAATGTTGCAGTTGCAAATGGAAATACTTTTGATGGCTATGTTTCGAGTCTAGGTTTTTATAACTATGCCATGTCAATTGACGACGTTAAGATTGCTTACAACAGAGGTCCTTATAAAAAGAATTGGTTATCTTATTTCGGTTTAGGCGATTATGGCGTAAGAGCTCCAATTTACAAAATATCCGAGGAAGATCAATAATCACTAACTATATGTTGTTCTTTTTTTTTGTTAACAAAGTGTAAATAAGAATGGCTTTATTATCTTATGTCGTACAAGTATTAGTTGCTTTGATTGTACTTCTCGTTATATACATTATTACGCTTGTTGTATTGAACACAGACAGAATTGTCACAGGTGTTGACGTGACTGTCAGACAAGAGGAGAGAATTAAAGTGTTTGATGGATATGCAAATGTATCTACTATGTTAAACAAGGAATTCAATGCTGTAAACCAGTTTGCAGACAATTTCATAAAGATCCCTCGTTCTTTGAATAAACCTGGAGGAGCTCAGTTTACTTATCAATTCTGGATAAAGATTGTCAATGCAGATGACAGTAAATATATTAATTTCCCAATTCTTCTAAAAGGCGATAAAAACAAATACAAGATCGGCCAATATCCTCTTCCTGATCCAGATTCAGCAACTACATCAACGTCTATGAACTTGATTAAAACATATCCAGAAGATACATATATACGTTGTCCTCTCATTAAATTTGGTGCCAATTGGCGTAATCTGATAGTACAATTTAATACTTTCAACTCTCCTTTAACTGAAATTAACATCCAGATGAATCCAGATGCTGGTACCGGTGCACGTCGTAATATTCTAAGTTTACTACCCATTAATTGGTATCTCATGACATTTACTTTCAATGACAACTACAGTCCAGTGACATCATCTGAGAACGGCATCAAATTTCAGTTTTATCTAAATGATGTTCTATATCAATCGAATAGTGCTTCTACAGATATGTCTTTAAGAAACAACTACATAAAACAGAATGATGGCAATCTATATCTTGTACCTACACCCGTTGTAACAGATGGCGATTTTATGCAAGTTGGTAACTTGACCTATTATAACTATGTTCCTACCGTGGATCAAATACGAAAAGTTTATCAAGCGGGTCCACCAACTCACATGGCAGAGTTCACACGTGAAAGAAAGATTAAACCCCCAATGTTATCTGCCTACAACAAACTAGATATCTATAACTATTAGAAAAACGCTTTTACTTCATTCACCTTTTCACCTTTTGAAGATACAAAATTGCCACGATCGAGCGGATCAGGTAAAATAGAAATGTCTTTTTTATAAAACATATACATTCCTATTTCTTCTAGGATCTTAGAGACACAGAACTCTAAGACCTTTTCGTTCAATGCTTTTACTTGTTCAATAATGCGCCCAGGTCTATGCTCAGCGTATTCTAAATATATAGAACGCATAACGATTTTCAATTCATCTTCGTTTTGTTTATCGATATTAAATTTACCGCATGATTTTTTCCATACATAATAACGTATTCCTGTTTGAAGAGCTTCTATGTTTTGAGGACTAAAAAATACATTGCTAATATCATTTCTAGTATGAACATTTGTGACTGCTTCAGCTGAAAAAGATTGGGTTGTTTGTTTTCCAAATTGTCTGTACATTTGAAATGCTTCATAATTGTCATTGGTGGTAGTTTCTACCCGACCTGTGCTTCTTGGTAAAGGTCTATCAGGAAAAATACTTTGATTCATATTTACACTTTGACTAGATAATTTTGTTACATGAAAAAAACTCAGTATAAAGAAAATGAAGTTGCTCAAACAGTCTCATCTTCAAGCCTTTAACTTTCAGAGTGCCACTCCCTCGTCACATGGTATGGTGAAAGACTCTATGCAGTCTTTTATTACTCATGCAAAATCTAAACTTCACAAGAAATATCCAAAGATTGAGAAATATACAGAGGTACATGTTCATTCTGTACTTTCAGCATCATCCTCAAAGAAACAAAAAGGGGGTCGTATTAGTCTACCTATCGACTACTTTGGTGTTCCGGGTAGTACAAAAATGACTACAGAACTCTCCGATTCTGTCCTAGTTTCAAATGATCAATACCTACGACCCGAGTTAGAACAAACTTTTGAACCTATTTTGACCAAAGAAGGAGGTGGTCATAAATTTAATGTTTCAAAGGTATCTTTCAAAGAAGCCTTAGAGAAACAGAAACTCAATGTCACACAAAGAGGTCTTGAAGCTCTCAAGCACTCTTATGAAAAAAAATTCAACAAGGTCCTTGAGAAGGTATCAAAGAAATACAAAAAAGAAGAAGTACTTCATGAATCAATGCTACAATCTGTTCTAAAACAACGTGAATTTAATGCTCTACGATCTTGAGATTCTAGTCATTAGATCTATCCATTTTGATCCAATGACTTCATCTGAATAAAGTTGTCTTACTTTTTCTTTACCTTTTGTTTGTAATTCTTTTTTAAGTTCAGGATTGTTTTCAATCTCTATGACTTTATTCATCAATATGGCAATAGCCTCTTTAGAGATCAAACTATGATCTCTACAGTGTGTCATCGTAAAAATGTCAGGGTTGTAGTTAGTAGGTGGATCCACAAATACGATCATGTCTTTATAAGTATCTGGTAATGTAGCAATAGGCCATGTGATTACAATAACACCCATTGCAACTGCTTCAGCGACACAACAAGCAAATGTATCTTTATGAATTCTATGATCTTGCAATGCTAGTGGATAAATGAAATATTCAGATTGTGCGAGTTGTTTATAGACGGTTTCTTTATCTGCTGACAATATACATGTAATATCTTTACGATGTTTTGGAAAATCAGAACACATGTAATAATCCATAGCGGTAAATGTACTATCTAGGTCTTTCCAGATAGACTGTTTTAAATGATCATATACTTGGAGAGCAACATGACCGCCTCTTTCCCAAGTTGCTGTAAAAATAACAGATCTTGGTGTTTTTGAAATTTCAAGTTGATCAACTTTATGAATGATATCTGACATCAACGGATTGCCAATGATCTCGTCGTGTTGAATCACGTGATAATATGGATCTTTAGCTTCCATTTGTTTACACCATTCGCTATTATAAACCCCCATGATCCTTTTAATGCTTGTATTTTCCTTAATAAATTTTACTAAACCATTGGCTATATTCACACAATGAAAATGGATGATCAAGGTATGCAGGTTTGGAAAGATCAGACGATGACCTGTGTACCATGGTATATTTATGATAACTTCTGCGTCAATAATATCTGACACTTGTTTTGTGTATAAAACATCGTTTATACGAGAAGGAATAAACATAGGTGAACACATCACGACATTGTGTCCAGCTTTTGCAAGCTGTTCGGCAACTACTATTTGAGTGAATTCTGTTCCCGAAACACCAACACCATTGTATCTTATTTCATGTCCGTTATATTGAGACTTCCGCAGTATATTACCTGTTAAAATAAAAGCGATCTTCATTTGTTATTATTTGAAAATTTTTGATTTTTGAATAGAAATCCGCGACAGAAAACCAACAAAAAGAATTGTCCAGAGGCGTTTGGATGCTGGAGTATATAATGAAGGTAGACCCGGTGGTATTTGCAACCACCCCGCGTGCTTATAAGACACGAATGCTTAACTACTACACTACGGGTCCCCTTCAATAGAGAAAAAAAACTATATTTTAAATCACCACATTATAATGACAAAATAATTTTTCTTGATAAAGCTTTATTCCATCCTCAATCTAAATACTTCAAAAATGTCTTATATAGTTTTCATTGCCGATCCATTGCACGATATCTGCAACTCTCATCACCCAAGGCCATAAGGACCCCCTATTGATTTTACATGAAAAGGCTTTTAACAGTTTCCCATATGCTTTTTCCGGATTCTTTACGAATATCAATGTTCAAAGGTCCGTCTGATTCTATTTCAATAGTTTGGCCTTGAGTTTTTGCATCTCCGCCTGGATAAAAGTTTTTAATTCCGGTGTCAATAACTCTTTTAGAAGCAGTATTAGTAGTGTTTGCAGTATTATCAGGCGCTGGTGTAGAAGGACATTGATCTTTCTTAATCAAGTTATATTTTGTTTTGATACTTTCGAGATCTTGTTCATTCATATCTGTTCTACTTTGATTTGTGAATATTCCTCTTAAAGCAATGCAACTATCTGAGTTGTATTGAGAGCTTGAACTAGACCAACAAGTTGTACACTTTGGATCATTCGGAAATCTACTGCAAAAGTCATTCACGGCTTTTTTACAGTCTGCTGAACCTAATGATATCAGATCTAATGGATTTGTCCATTTAATATTTGTACATTTGTTGCATGTATCTTCGTCAAAATTACAGGATTTGGCTTCAGTCAAGCTATCTACATAGGTTTTGTTTTGAATTAATAAATTCCTAAATGATTCATCTATGTTTCTGTTATAATAATTCATAAAGTTTAGATATAAACTGGAAATAAGTGTTGTATCTAATGTTATGTTGAATATTCCAAAATTGAAAATGCCAACATTCCAATTCTTATTCGTGTTAATATTCAATTCTTTGTTACTAAAATTGCCATCTACAGCTGGAAAGGGTCTAGACAAAATCTGAACAGGTGAAGGGTTTCTTCCATGTTTTTCAGTCAACATATAGACATTAATATTGTCAACCGCTTTTGTAATAAAGAAAAATGTCATAAGATTTGCTTCCATCACAATATCTCTATTGGCCTTAACATCACAATAGAAACTAGAATTGCCAAAGTTCAAAACAAATCTACATGTATAAATTCCATCTGTGAGAGTTTTAATAGTTCCAGCAGGTATAGTTAAAGAAATGCCCTTATTTTTATCTGAGTTTCCATAAAGTTTTACGATTTCTATTTCACCATCAATACCAGTAAGATCATTGTTTTTAAAGGCAATGCAAATAGAAAAAGTCCCGTTCATATTAATACCAAGCGAACATGATAGTGGACCTTTTATTGAAGTAGATTTTAAAGAAAACCCTGTAGCTTTATTAAAAACTGGATCAACATCGAATACTAAATTACCTGGACTGGAACTTGTATCAGGGCATTGATTATTAGAGGGTAACTTGGATATATTTTTCCAAAGTTTTCCAGAACCATTGTAAGAATTTGTATTAAATGCAGATGTATAGATGACTGTTTTACTGCTCAAACTGTTTCCTAAGTCATCTATTGTATCTTGAAGCATAGTTGGAGTTTCTGGTGGTGCAGTAGATTCAACAAAAGATTCTTTTTTATCTACATTATTTCTATTTGAGAGATAATACATTAACATAATAACAAGTGCAAATACAATGATGATGGTATCAAAGTTATTCAATTTATTTACTGTAATATGAGTAACAACAACAATGCTAAACATCAAAAATAAAACGTCGTAAACCTCTTTTTGACCTGGCAACATGTTGTCTTTCTTCTTTATATGAACAATCTTTTTGTTTTTGTTTCGGTCATATAAAAGCAATTATTATGTTACTTTTCAATAAAGAGAATATGCCAGGTGATGATGTCAGAACTATTAGTCTTGAAGGTGGTCTGTCAAGATCCTCCTCTTTTACAAGTCAAAACTCTTCTTCATCTTCTTCCTCTTCTTCCTCATCATCATCATCATCATCTATGAGCAGTAAGTCTTCTAAATCTTCTAAATCCTCCAAGTCTTCTAAATCCTCTGGGAGCTCAGCTTCTACCTCTTCAAGCATGGATACTATTGCTCTTCTAGGTAGCGATCCTCTCTTTTTAGTATTGTCTCAATACTTTATGACAAGCAAACAAAGAGGAGGTAAAAATATTACAGATGTCATGGAAGACATCTCCGAAAAACTTTCAAAAATTCTAATTCATCTAGAAAGTTCTAAAAAATAAACACTCGGTTAAACTAGACCATACATTCAGGTAGTATAATGTTCTTTTTTGCTAGATAGACAACCTTTGTTTTATCAAACTGATTCTGTGGTTTTTCTTCATCTACAAAAGCCACCTTTTTAATCTTTTCTTCGTGCGTTTTCAAGATATTAGAGATATATGCGTATACCTCGTCAATTTGGCTTGATTTTTGTGCACCTGTAATAATCACACTTCCACTCTGAAACACTGCAATAGTTATTTTCTTGCAATGTCCATCTCCGCAGCCACTTTTTTTTCCAATAATACAAGTTGTTGAACACTTGCATATCCCGTTCTTTTCTTCATTCATGGTGTTGAAAAAGTACTGGATTTTAACACCAGGGTAAATACATGGCTCATAAGAACAGTTATTACTATAATCCGTTGTCAAAATTTTGTAAAGCACATCTCTGCGCACATTAAACCCAACTTTGAAATCACTATTAATCAAACAAATAGAATAATTATTAGGTACTAGATCATCTTCTGTCGCACTATTAATAAGAACTCCGTTATCTTTGTGATAACTATCAACAATAATACCTCTAATAATATTCATGATATCATGCCCTTGTTGATCGTTTTTAATACCTGTCATCTGTAGATTGCCATTTCTGAAAACTTTGGTACTGATATACATCTCTTTGGATTCGTCTTCATATAGAAGGGTCACTTGATTGTCAAATCGTTTGCTTTTATTCGCCATTTGAATATTCTTTTTAATACGTCCTTTGCAACACGAATTGTCAAACTTTCGCTTTCCATATTCTATATATAAAACATTCTGAATTGAATTTTCATCCAGGTTTGAATAAAACTTGTCAAGATCTATGTGACATCCTAGAGATCCCTTTGCTGTGATCGTAGAGACTCTATATGATGACATTGTGTAAATGATAAAAGATGTCACTCTAGTTCTTAAGTCAATTTTTTTCAAAAGTCCTTAAATACTTTTATTTCTTCAACGACACACGTGTTTTTGTTGGTTTCCTTGTCACCCCGTTGATGTTTGTAGACATACAAGATGTTCGATGAATCGTATGTTCAATTTTGTTATATGATTCTTGGAAGGCTTCCAAATCTTTTATCCACATATCCTTGATAGATGTACTCTTCACAGCATTCAGATAAACTTCCTTCTTTTGAATCTCGTCTTTAAGTTCATCAACCTTGTCTATTGTGAAGTTATAGATTGGAATCTTTGTAAGATAGTCGTAGCTATCATCTATCATATCATATTCCATCTCTTTCAATTTGGAATCTAGCTCTGCCTTTCTCAGCTTTCTTACTTCAATGACATCATTAACCACATCCAAAACAAACCGAATTTTGTTATTGAGTTTCTTCATTTCATCATTCAACCGATCAATAATATTGTCCTTCCGCTTTTGATAGTAGTCATAGCGAATCATATAGAACGCTTTAATAATATCCAAAGCAGTATCATATTTGGTGATTTGTGCCTTTTCGTTAAATGCATACATGTTACTTGTACTCAGATTCTTGCTTGAAACCAGTTTCAGTTCATTTTCAAGCTTACAATATCCATTTGGCCCGTCGGGTTTCATCCATTCCTCCAAAGCTGAAGCATTTGTAAAGTGCAACACAAAGTTGACATCCACATTTGTATAATGGCTTTCATAACTCTTAATAGGACAGTTCTTGTATTTACCATCCTTATCACAAATCATCTCTTCAATCATTGTTTTAAAGTCTGCCGTCCAAAATCCAACGGGTAGTTCTGTGATTTCTACCTTGGTAGCTGAAATCTTTTTGTAAATACCACGACTTACCCATTTACCTCCATTCTTTTCAATAGACCCCTTGAATCCTCTGTACCATGGTATAATATCATCTTCTACCTCTTCATCATTCAACATTTTTTTCAAAACTCCCACAATATCTAGAGGATTATAACAGGGAATATTTGTACTGAAACCAGTACCAATACCAATCGCACCATTAACTAGAATCAATGGTATGATTGGAATATAGAACTCTGGTTCCACTGTAAATCCGTCGTCATCAAGATAGTTCAGAATGGCATTGTCTTCTTTATTGAAGATAGTACCAGTAATAGGAAGCAACTGGGTGTGAATATAACGAGGTTGAGATGCATCTTTTCCGGCATGTACCCTACTGCCATACTGTCCTATCGGATTTAGCAGATTAATATTATTGCTTCCCACAAAATCTTGAGCCATAGCTACTATAGCACCTTGAAGACTGACTTCGCCATGATGATACGCAGAATTCTCAGATACATAAGCTGCCAACTGAGCAACTCGAATCTCTTTATCCCACAACGGCTTTTTGAAACAACAATATAGAATCTTCCTCTGAGATGTTTTCAGTCCATCACAAACATTTGGAATACTCCGCTCGAGATCATAATTACTAAAGTGAATCAACTCGCGATTCACAAAGTCTTCATAAGTAACCCTCGTGTCCTTGTAATCCAAAATGTGTTTACGATCATATCCAGAAAGCCATTTCTTTCGATCGTCTGAACGAGTCTTATTGAAGGCCAAATCCAGACTCTCGTGACTTGGACTTGGTTCATTTTCAATAGACGGAAGTGTCCAACTGTAAGTAACAGTCTTCATCTCTTTAAAATATTGTTTGGCTTCCATATCTGTGGAAGTACCCAACCCTTTGTAGTATTTGATTGTCCACCCCTTTCCATTATCATGTTCATTCCTCCAATCCTCAAAATCAGATAGACTATAGAAACATACTGAATCTTTACCCTTGAAAACCTTGACAATAGGTGTCAACATGGAACAGATGAATCCACTCTCTTGCTGATGAACTAGTGAAGGCCATAGTGAATTGAAGAGATTGAACAACAATCCTTTGATATGAAATCCATCATAATCACTGTCCGTCATCGTCATCACCCGACCGTATCTCAAATCCTTGACATCTGCATACTCTTTTCCACTCTCCAATCCCAAGATCTTTTTAATGTTTGTAATTTCTTCATTCTCATAAATCTTTTTCAGATTTGCATCTTTCACATTCATCAACTTTCCACGCAATGGAAAGACCCCCCAACGGTCCCTTCCCACTTCACTCAAACCAGCAATTGCCATAGTCTTAGCTGAAAGACCCTCTGTCAAAATCAAGGTGCACTCGTGACTGCGTCCAGTGCCAGCCCAATTTGCGTCATCTAGATTCTCAATTCCCATGATGGTAGATTTTTTCTTTCCATCTGTCTTTGTGAGTTTTTTACCATCATGAAACTCAGACAAACTAATGACCTTCTCAACAATCCCAGTTTTGTAAAGAGCAGCAAAGAACTTTTCACTAAGTTCACATTTGCTGCCGAACTTTGTCACAGGAGATGTCAATGTTTCTTTTGTTTGACTATTAAAAGTAGGATTAACAATAGAAGCCTTTACAAATACCATAAGATTCTCTCTAATGTGTTGCTGCTTTACCTCTTTCTTACGCTTAGATGAGATCATCTCCGACAATTTTTTTGTGATTTGGTTTGTAATATAATCAACGTGTTTCCCGCCTTGGAAAGTGTTGATTCCGTTTACAAAAGAGACTTGCTCAAACTGAGAAGATGTAGAGTACGTCGCAATAATCTCCCAACGATCTCCTACTTTCTCATAAGCCCGAGGGCGTTGGTCTTTACTTCCTATAAAGAGATCAGCGTATCTTTCAAAATCTTTAATATCAATCTTTTCATCATTGAAATAGATGTTTACTGTATTATCTGTACACGCACATGCATCATAAGCACGTTTGCGAATGAGAGCATACATGTCATCTGTCATTCTGTCCAAACCAAATCGCTTGTAATCTGGAAGAAACGTAACATGTGTATAAGGTAGTTTCGCACAATACTTGATTGACGGTGCTTCTTTTTGAAGCATGTTTTGAGTCCATTTTTGAATATAATGTTTCTTCCTTCTGTGATCTACCAAATCTACAGAGAACTCGTGGCTGAATACATTGCAAAGCTTTACGCCTAGACCATGAACACCACTCACAACACTCTCTTTACCCTCCTTGTTTTTATCATAATTTGTAGATGTCAAAAGTTGTCCAAAGATCATTTCAGGTACATAGACATTGTCATAAGCTGGCAACTTGTCAACATCAATCGAGTCGCCATCATTGAAAACACTAATGACACCTGATTCACGGTTTACATTGATTTTAATATTTTTGACCATTTTACTGTCTTCTTTTGCTTCATGTTTCATTCTCACCCATTGATCTGTAGCATTCACAACCACCTCATCCACGATTTTAAAAAGTGCCGGAACCACATTAAGCTCTTTAATCTCCATGCACTTTGTATCATCGTTGAATATGTAGGTGTGATATGGTGTAAGATCTACAGATCCCACATACATACCAGGGATCTCATAAATGTGATCCCTCAAATTGTGCTTCTTATACTTTTGATCGAGAGTTGTCATCTTTCTTTTGCAATAGTTGATATACAACACACTTATAAGCTTTATATCAATTTTTGTTGCGCTGAATATTGTAAATGAAAAAACACATTATAATTTAGAAAACCACCAAAAGATCATGTCTCTAAAAAATTTCATGTTTCAAGGACATTATAATGTCTGGTGGAAAAGTCGTTTTGAAACACTTCAAAGATATCTTGTTAAAGATTTTTTCAAGAATAAAACAGTATTAGATTTGGGAAGTGGTTTCGGAACCTTTGCACACATGATTCATGAGCAAGGTGCACGCGTTACTTGTTCTGACGGTAGAATTGAATACATAAAGATTATTAAGGAACGATATCCTCATCTGGAAGTAAGACATGAAGATTATGAGATTCCTTTTCCATCCGATTATCCTTATTTTGATGTAATCTTACATTTTGGTGTTGTTAATCATATGATGAACTCTGAGCAACATTTAAAAAGTCTCAAAGATAAATGTGAATATTTATTTTTAGATTGTGAAGTTATTGATAGTATTTTTGAAAATACAAATGTTGTTGAAATAGAAACAGGCTATGATCAATCTCTTCATGGACAAGCAAAATACCATACAGAACAATATTATGACACATTATTGACAAAGTTAGGGTTTCAGTTTATTAAGGTTATGGATAAGTCATTAAACACAACCATGCATCGCTATAACTGGCAAAGATCAAATAGTTGTATGCATTTTTCACAATTTTCTCATCGAAGACTATGGATATGTTCTAAACATCGTCAAAGTATTGATCAATGTTTGACATCAGAAAAAACTGATATTGATCATTTATTTGTTTCATTTACTGATAAAACCAAAGAACTATTGAAAGATACAATAGTTGCCTTTTCTGATTTACAGAGTTATCTTCATGAAAAACGTTCTAGAATAAGTCTTTTTGTTCCTAAATCTCTTTTAGAATCCTCGCTGTCAATGTTTTCTACACATAACTATCGTATTTATTGTCAAACACCTCTTTTCATAAATGATAATTACATCAATGTAATGGCGGTGACAGGAGAAACTGAGGAACAAGAGCTGTTTAGTTTTATTATTCAAGGAACACGCGTGAATGAAAATATAGATATTATTAGAAATATTACTTTCAAATATGGAAGACCCATCGATTGTTGTTGGAAAGAAAGAGAGCTCAAATTCGTCAAATTCGAGGTTGTTAAAAATAGATACTTTAATCGTCAAAATATTTATTTTCAGTCGATTGGTACGTTAGGAGGATTGAATAATATAACTACGGAATATGCTATTAAATTTAGAACAGATGAGTATTATTCTGATATTGAAGGATTCATAGATACAGTTAAGTCTATGCCCGAAAAAATTATTACAAATAATGTTCTTGCAAGAAAGTTTTCCAAGTATCCTTATCATATATCTGATCATGTGATCGGAGGCACTACAAAGAATATGAAACTTATGTTTGAGGCATCTGTAAACTTTTTGAAAACAGGTAAGCTTAATGGTGCTTGTGCAGAACAACATTTGACGCGCTGTTATTTAGAAGCTATTGGTGAAAAGTGTCAAAAAGGTGATACACCTGAATATGTTAAAACACTTATGAAAAACTATTTTCATATTATATCTATCAAAACTATGGGGGATTATAATGTGACAGCAAAATCTGTTTATAAATTTAGTTTAAATCAAAACATGCATACTGAATACTCTAAATTTGTGGATATAGAGTGTATAGAAGACATGTAAAGAAAACAAAAATTGAATGTCATATAAATAAACTTTCGGGCTCTTATTAATCATGGCTCTTATTAATCAGTTGTTTGAATTTGTAAATTATTATCAATATTGCGAAGGGATCACAGGTTATTATCTGTGTCTATTAAAAAGAAATCTATGTCCAGATCTTGTTGCAGGACAAATTGTGAATGATATTGTTGTTTATTCAGACGGATATATGGATGTGTTTTTTGGATATGCCAAATATCGGTTTCATCTCTCTCTTTTTGTTCAAGCGAATCATATTGATACGCAATCCATTATTACATAGGGGGTTTAAGACCCCAGAAATTGGGGTCCATTTTGTTAAGAGATGGATAAGCTGAGTCTAATAATATTTGTTCTTGAGTTCGAACTGGCAATTCCCACCCTCCATCATAAAACATACAATCTTTTCTAGCTTTAGTATATTGCATGGGATAGGTCAACATTCTGTAAGGAATGCCTTTGCTTACAGGTATGTTAACTGTAGTGACAGTATCATTGATATCTGTGAAACTAACAAACAATGTAGGGGGGATAATAACTGTTCCTAAACCTGCATAGTATGAATTTGGATATTTAATGTTAATGGAAAAAGCTCTTCCATTTTGTAGTTTCACTTCACCTATGTTAGGTGTGTTTTCAAATGCCATTTTTTCATTTGCAAAAGGTAATGCTGATCCTGTATAACTAGAACGATGATCGGGAGGAGAAGATGCTATAAAAGATATGATATTGTCTTTGATGGGTTTATTATGTAAAATAACACCGTTAACAACAAGTGTATAATCAGTAGAGTGTTCTATAACGCATTCACAATGCTGAGACTTGTAGGTATTTGTATCCATGTTTATCCTTATTATTATAAGCAAATACTTTTGTCACATCAATTTCCGTGTAATGGAACACCTGCGCCAGGAACTGCATAGCGATCATAAGCATCTTGTGTCATACCGTCAATGGGAAAGAATTGACCATCTAGATTATGAGGACTTACCTTTTCACTCTCAAAGTATTTTTGTTCCTTTTGTTTTTCTTCAAGAAACTTGGCTTTGAAAGATGCCTCTTCTTCAGTCATTACATATTTACGTCCTAGACCTAGACCATACGGATCTTGAACATCAAATGTGCAAGATTTTGCATCACACACTTGCTGTACTCGTTCTGGTAACATAGTACCAATATCAAATGGTTCTTCACAAGGACCGCATCGGTTTTGTTCATATGCATAAGCTGCATTTTTCTTCATGAGGTCTTCAGCATTTTGAATAAGATAAAGTCTCTGCTCGAAACTATCCATTAATTTATTATCGATAACATACTGTTGAAAGCAACGAGGACGATAATCTGTAAAATTACGACCATCGGCCATGCGGGGAGGGCAGTTAGCAAATTTGTTATCCGATGATCTAGAGCATTCTGTACATGAACTCATCTTTATTGTTTATAGAAGACATTTTTTATTTGGTTGCTTTTACTTTTCGGGATCGTGTAGTACTAGTAGTTGGTGCAGGTACTACAGGAGGTTTAATTTCTTCTGAGTTTTCGAGTTCTACATGTATTTCTGGGACTGTTTCTTCAGTAGCAGGGTGAGCAGTGGTATCAGCGAGATCAACTGGAGGAGCTACAGGCGTTTGTTCAGAATCATCATCATTATCTTCGGTATCTAGTAGTTTTTTGATATCTTCTGTTAGTACACTTTCATTATCTTCCGCAACTGCTGTTGCTGTTGTTGTTGCAGTAACAGCAACTGCTGCTACTACAGGTTTGACAGTTTCAGGAACTTGTGCAAAAGGACAACTTGCGGGTTCAGATGGTTTCTGTTCAAGAGCCGCTACTTTAGTTTTAAGTTTTGCAACTTCTGCTTGTATTTTTCGAAGATCAGTAATAGTAAAATATAGATAGATAACAATGAATACGATAGCAAACGTTGCTAGAATAGTTAGATGAGTACCTTTGTTAAACTTGAACATGATTTGATATCATAGTAAAAAAGAAAAATAACTATTTAAACGCTCATATTCTTCGCGCACGCCACACTCATCAACAAAGTCTATTTTTAATAGTAATAGCGTCCTCTATAATATCGGGATCGAACCCGTTACGTTTCAGTAATTCTAAGGCAACATATTGTTTTGAGATACCTTTTTGAAGAATGTAAGGAAATCTGATACTGTCATCATTTTGTTCAACATTCATACGGTAATTTACAAATCTACCATTTGTTTTCTTAGCCAATTTTGTCAAGTAGGTAAAGTGTGTTGTAAATATCAACAGAGTATCCATGTGTTCACTGATTTTTTTAGCAACTGCATAGGCACCTGATATACCTTCAACAGGGTTTGTAGAATTAAAAATTTCATCCATTATCACTAACTTGCAACCTTCTTTTTTGATTAAATCCAGAGTATTCTTACAACGATGCATTTCTGCTTCAAAAAGACTTTCTTTACCTTTCATATCAGGAACATTAATTTGAGTACTTATGATATTGAAAGGACGTATTTTAAAGGTATCGGCAAATGCAATTCCCAGAGATTGACTTAATAATATGTTAATAATAACAGTTTTGATGAATGTAGACTTTCCTCCTGCATTAGGTCCTGTTAGTATTATATTATGGCCATCTATATCAATGCTATTTTTAACAGTGGTATCTTCATTCAAACACGGATGCCATGTGTTTTTTATAGCTACATGTGGTTTCGTAGTAGTTCCCTCTTCGTCTGTAATAAACTCTGTAAAGTCAATACTTTGATACGATTTAAGCATTGTGACACAACCGTTTAAACAATCTATCATATATACTTTTGATAAGATTGATTTTACGAACTCTCTATCAATGTTCTTAATGAATTTAAGGGATTGGCCAAAGTCGGAACACACTGAAAATGGCTTTGCTTCAGGGTAATTTTGTTTACCCTCATAGTTTGATATATTAACGAAACATGTTTGTATTTTATCCTTCCATAAATCACCTAGAAGTCTTTGAATAATAGTAATTGCTGTTATAATTTTTTCAGCTTTTTGAGTCAAGTATTTTGATATCCTATAAACCGTTTTAGATACTTCTACGCTGTTGAAAATTCCCTGGAAATAAAACAATAATGAAAATGCAAAGCTGATCCAACGGAATGCAGATGACCCCATGCTTCTGCCTCCAGTTCCACCTCCCAAAAAAACATCGGTCAAACCTCCGCCTTTAACAAAGGTGTTGAACATAAACTTTAGATAGGTAAAGAAACTGAAGGAGATAATATCTCCAAACTTGTATTTAAGAATCAAAAAGGGTGCAATAAAATAGACAATGGGTGATAGTATACCGATTGCGGGTGACATGAACATTTGATAGAGATTGATGCTGGTCAATGCCTGGGCATTATTGTTCAGTGGTTTTAAGAGAAAGAAACGAAAATAGACCATATCATAAAGAAGTTGCATGTTTTCATCTGATTCTTCAAAGATCCAATGCACATCTTTTTCCAATTTTTGTAATTGCTTAAGATCTTCAATATGACTGTCTTTCAAATCATTTTTAATTTCACGAATTACATTTTGTCGATATCTTAATATCTGTGTATCATATATAGGGACTTCTAAAATTTTTTTTAAGGTTTCTTTACCTCCTATGGTATGAACATGATCAGAAAGTTTTTCAAATAATGTATTGCAAGATTTTCCTTCATAGGATGAAAAAACTTCTACATCGCTCATAACATTATCCGTTATATTGACTGTAACTTGATTACAGGAATCATGAATCTGACAATCAACAGAAATCACACATGATTCTTCTTTTTCATGTTGTTTAGAAAGAGCTTCTTTAGATATTTTTGTGTTTTCATCCAGAAAAAACTTGGTCAACAACATACCTTTTCAGCTATTTGAACAATAAAACTTTTTTAATAATCAACCAATAAACACAGACGCCAAGAACAATATATATAAGGAGTAAGAAAAAGTCAGTTGTAAAGAAAGCCGTATTTTCAGTATTAATATAATACAAAAATTGAAGAGTTATTTGAATTGATAGCATACGCAACACATCATATATAAGAGGAATATACTCCTTATTCGGGACGTTGATTTGAATCATCTATTGTTACTTAACAAAAAGAGAAAAATATGACTGAATTTGTTGCCGCGGCACATTTTAAGAACCGTATTGTCTTTCTGAAGGACATGAATATTAAAGAACCACATGAAGATGCTTGCAAACGAGCTTGGTTTGTAGCAAAAAACAAAGAAGAAAATTATGATAACACCATCGACCTTTCATATGCTTATATAAATGTGATCAAGAAGAAAGTGACATATCATCCTGATATTATGACGTCTCTCAATATTTCTTGAGGAAGTTGTCAATGTTTTTGCGTAGTTTTTCTAGATTGCGGAGGCTGCTGGCACCTCCTATTTGAGAAGCTACACTGTTATTGCATGAAAGGCATTCGCCTCCTTTTTTGTGTTTGGGTTTTTTTGTCTTTTTCTTCGCACCTCCTTGTAGATTTGCAGGGGCAGCAACATTCTCAAGCAAGTCTGCTCCGCTTACATCTGAGCCACCGGCCATGGTAGCTCTACGAGCACTCTTCTTGGGGGAGGCTGACTTTTTCTTGTTTGATTTAAGAGCTTCAAGACCTTGTTTAGCAAGAAGGAATGCAAATGGGACGGCAAGACCTGTAAGTTGCTCTGAAAGAGCATCACCACCCTTTTTGGTTTTCTTTTTAGGATCTGCTTTCTTTACCTTCTTTGCAACCCTTTTGCGGCGACCACCATCTTGAATGTTTGCATCAATGTGTTCAGATTGTTCAGACATTTCGTGTTTATTATTTAAAAAGATTTTTTTCAGGATATGTTGATTTCTTCATCTGAATTGTTTTGATAGGATTCTTCTTCATCAAGTTCGAATGAACAAGATTTCAAAATAATATCAAAAATATCCATCGTTGTCATTTTACACATGAGTCCTTGAAAATAAAACTTTTGTCTCATTTCTTCCAATAACATAAACAAACGGTATTCGTTTGCGTTAACAACCTCGTAAATACCTGTATCCTTTATCACACTTCCTGCGCTTTCGCCTTTCGCCGTATTCTCAAACTTGTAGTTTCTAATTTGTTCATAATCAAACGTAGTCATTATTTCATCTAAATTATTAATAGCAGAAATGCTATTTTGTGCATAGGTTGCAACTGCCTTTTTATAATTCATCGGTTATATAAGAATTGAATTATTTGTCTTATGTAGCACATGTTGCGTATCAATAAAGACCATTCCTTCACGTTGATGAAGCCATCACCGACATCTGAATATGATATAAAACGTTCCCCAATACCTCGTATTCGTCCTCCAGACCATAAAAAAACATTAGACTTTGAGATATGGAAAAGTATCAACAAAAATGCAATAGATATGATCCTCTATCATCTGTATAATTTTGTTCATACAATGGATACAAAGGAATATTATGTCACAATAAATCCTGAACTCTTTGAAAAACTTATTATAGAAAAAATCTATGAACGCTCAGAGAATCGGTATGTAAGATTTATTGGCGAGTTGTCTTGATGTCTCTTTTGATGAAGGATTTCACTTTGGATTCAATGTTATCATTGATGAACTTGATAATACTATCAATATCTTCAATTGGCTTCTTTTCACTAGAGTATCTTTCCAACAATGCTTTTAGAGTTTTAATAGTCAGAGGAGTTTTTGAGTTAATCGTACTAAACTTAATGTTACCATCGCTAACATTAATGTTCAAAGATTGCAGATTATTGTCTTGAACATAAATAAGAATTTCTTCTTCAACCTCTTTCTTCTTTGTTAGAGCTTCAGATGTTTCTTCTTTTATCCGTTGGAGAACATTATCATACTTGATCCACTCTTGAACTTTTTCAATATATTTAGGATCCATAGAATCTTTATGAAAGATTTATTGTATAATGTTTATATCTATTTCAATTTTTTCATTTTTTTAAATACATGATGAAAAAAATGATCAGTACAACTAACATGATGAACATTAGAAATATAATAGCACAAAATCCATAGATATAGGGATATAGTTGTTTGTAGATCATAAAAAGAAGTGGATGAATGATTTTGTTTTGGATATTAGCACGCATATCAGCTTTTCCTAGTTCTATCATCACCAATTCAATAACTTTGTTCGTTAATGTTTGAATGATAGTACTACTGTTCATATGTATCTGCGTTATATTTATGTTTTATTTTACGTAAGGTAAACCAAGATAACATGACACACTATTCACAGTTTCACGTGAATAACATTATCCTTTCAAAGCCAAAGAAAACTGAAACAACTTATCTTTGCAATTGTTACTATCAAGAAAAGAAAACACCTGTAGAATTTAGTATAGATAATGTATATGTGATATCTAATGCCAAGAACGCAGTCAATATCAAAGCTGCAAAGGTCATTTATAACATGTTCTCTGCTATTTCTAATCAAATTATTGCAACCGTAAAAGATAACCGTTCTTCATGGTTTAGTACAACTATGCCCGATGAACTAATTGATGATTATTATTCTCATCCGATAATTTATGATGAAAAATATGGTGATCTAGTACGCCTCAAATTACACAATTCTTTAGAAATTGGAGAAGACTTTGAGTATACTTTGAAGAAACGCTGTACTTTAAAGTTGACATTGAATGGAATCCGAATTTTCAAACAAAAGTTCTGTCCGGAATGGACACTTGTTCAAGTTATGGAAGATGAAGAAGATATATTATGTGATGAGATAGAGGAGGAAGAGGATCTAGACATTCCATATGAAGAGATTCGAAAAGAATATATTAAAACGATCGATGAAATGACTTGCACATTGAAAGAACATCTTGAAAGGATACAAATGTTCAAAGAGGAGCTCCTTAAAGCAGGACCTAAAACGGTCATAGGTATTTGTGATCGTATGGATGAATTTTTGACAAAATCCGACCTGGAAGAATAATTTTCTTTTGCATTATTTTTATGTAATCTAAATATAAATGGCATTAGATAAACATATGGTTTTAAGAACACTTCTAATTCTTGTAGCAGCTATAATTCTTTTTGCCCTAATAAGCTATTATAATACGAAGCAGTCAACGGCTGCTTCTGAAAAATTCTATGAACAACAGCTCCGTGCTGCTTCAGCACCTCTTCCAGCTAATCCTCTACCTGGTGTGCAACCTGCGCCACAACCATCAATGAAGGCTATGCCGATTCATAATTCCAGTGTAGATCCAGCAGAGGAAAATGAAATAGATCAATACCGACCTGTTGACTTTGAAACTAAAGAGGTTCCTACGGATTGTTTCCCCAAAGATCGTCTCACTGCGGAAGATCTACTACCCAGTGATGCAAGCTCGAAATGGGCGCAAGTAAATCCTGCAGGCCAGGGTGATGTCAAAAACATTAATTTCCTTTCTGCCGGGTTCCATGTTGGTATTAACACCACCAGTGGATCAATGAAGAATGCAAATCTTCAACTCCGCAGTGAACCACCAAATCCCAAGGGATCATGGCCTATTATGAATAGTTCATACACTCCTTCTGATCTCCTTAGAAAGCCTCTTGAGATCGGAGGCGATTGTTAGATGTCTATTTAAGGACATTATCATTTTGTTTTATTAGATGGATTCGTCAGTGAATGCTAACCAAGTGGTTAAGAAAAAAGTTGGAAATTCTAAGGATCTATTGATGATATCCCTTTCAAAGTTTTATAATGTTAAGAGCAACATGCAAAAAATATTACCTGTTGTAGAAGGTAACAGTCCTATATCTCTTAGACTTATAGATTGGTTTGTGACAAACTATGCTAAAAAACATAATAATGTCATTACGCACAAAGTAAATAACAATGTCATTCATTTCAACGTCTATCTGAGTTATCGTTCACAATTAAAGGCATATTCAAAACAACTTTTTGATCCTTTTAGACGACGAGAAAGAATTACATTTATTTTTGATAACAAGAATAGCATTGAAACCACAATTGGCCAGTTGAATTTTTTCAGATGGGTTATTCAGAACAATATCATAGAGTATGTGGAACAAAACTTGAAGGCAATTGAAGATGATATGATTGCGACCCAAAAAGACAACCATACCAAGAAATTCAATGACGAGAATTTGAAAATCAAAACCATTCAAACTGAGAATGGCGTGGTTTATCAAAAGAGAAAAAAGAGAAATCAACTATCCAAGGCGATAATGAATAACATTAACAAGATGCCTGGTTATCGTGTTATTCAATTTGACTGAGAATTTCATCTATCTTTTTATAGAGATCTGCCAGATCAGAGTCATTGCTTATATGAATATCCTCTGGTATTCTTTTGAATTCTTGTTCTGAATTGTGTGAATGATAATATGATGTTTTTGTATTAGGGTTCGTTACTTTAATAATGTATACTGATTTATAGTTTTCTTTCAAATAATTATATTCATGAATGAATCTCAGATCAGAGATTATGTATGAGTTTTCAGGGTTTTTTTTTAAACTAGAGACAAGAGACGCAATCCAGAATGTTCTACCAATATCTGGTAAGAGCTCTTGAATCTTGTATTGCATAATTTCTGTACCAAAGAACTGCATTGCTGAACGAGGTGAAATGCCCCAATTTGGGTCAATAATGTCTTTATTATTTCCCTCAAGTTGCTCATGTGTAAACCCAAACATTACATGCATCGTTTTCTTTAACGTGTCGGCAATATGGACTTTTGTATACCCATTTCTTTTTGAAATGTAATCTGCAATTGTATCTTTCCCGCTTCGCATTAATCCACAAATTGCAATGATCTTTGTCATGATGCTCTAAACATAAAAGATGTCATCTAAACTTTATCACGTCAATTTTTATTTATTTTTACTCAAATCTAAGGTAAATGAGTTTAGTTACTAGAATAATGTTAAACTATTTAGACACAAGAGCTTTAAGTATTTTATATGTTTTTTCACCGAGATATTTGAAAACAGAAATTAGAAATATATTAGGACCGAGCATCATCAGTATTCTAGATGAGCAAAGTTCTCATGTAGATATAATTTTACATGATAAAACACTTACAATAAATAGCCGAACATCTCAAGACAAGTTGATAGCATTTTTGAATCATGAGAAAAAAGAAATTCAGGTATCAACATTGAATTGCACCACATATTTAGACAATATCATCCCTTTTTTGATATGTCTTCATGAAAGTATTATTGAAGTTTTAGGGGAGTATTATAAAGTGAAAAGAGCTGAAGAAGTTCAGATTTCAACACCTAATATTATCAATATGACACTGTTTTCAAAAACCCGAATCGCACTTCCCCGTAACATTATGGAACAAGTCGAAATGGATCATATAGGTACAATCGCAGCTTTTCAAAATGAATTTATAGTCCTTTAAGTTGAGATTATCAGGTTCTTCATATAATTCTTTTATGTTTATAAACAATTCATCTTTTCCAATACTCGTATCTGGTGGTAAGATTTCCAAAACCGTATCTATTCCCGCCAATTTGAACTTTGACTTGAATTCATTAAATTGTTCAGGACTCAAATCTTGTATATTTACTTGTGTCCGTCCATTACCAAACATCGTGATCAAACCCTTACAAAATAAATCCAAACAAAAGAAGAAAAAATCCTTTCCGTTTTCTAACCCTTCCAATGACAACTCTATAGAAGCATTATTTACATTTTTTAAAAATATGAACTCTGCTAGATTTTCTAACGGTACTTCTACTGCTAACATGATAGTTACTAGTTTATTTAACTAATGTGATAAAAATAATATTTTTTTACTTCTTAACAGTCTTCTTCTTCACAGCTACTGGCTTTGGTGGAGCATTAAGCTCATCATCATCGTCACTTGACTCAATAAAGTCATTTTCTTCACCATCCTTGGTATCATCATTTGTCGCTACAGGTACATCGCCCTCAACCTCTGCAACAGTACCCTCGTCGTCATGCTCCTCAATATCATCCTCGCATTTGTCATCAATCTCCTTGAATGCATAACCCTTAAGGTTCTGTGGAGGAGTCACGCGCATCTGCATAACCCTGAAAGAGCATCCATATTTACCACCCGCAATCCAAATTCCCATACACTTGATAATCGCCGATACCTTACTACCCTTTGTCTCAATGCTATTGAGATCAACTAGATTCTTTGACTTGTCATAAACCTCACAGTTGAATGCTCCGTCGCGATAAGGCAGATTGAGCTTGAAAGTAGGAGGATACTTGTCCGTAATCTCACCAGTCATCTTATCCTTCGCGTGCTTAATAGACGGTGTATAGAGAGCCTCAACAACATCCAAAGATGTGTACTTCTTCTTAAACCAAGTCTGACAGTTGTCTAGACCAGCCTTGATAAGTGTCTTGTCGAGCTCAACCAATCCATCAAAGAATGTTTGAAGATTATCACGTGACTCTTTGCCCTTGAATGAGAGATCAAGGGTGTACTTGTCGCCATCCCACTTGTTCATTCCGAACGGAACAATCATTTCAGGTGTTTGGAAAATCAGAGGCTTTCCACCATATGATACGTAGATGATCTTGCCACCATTTGTGCCGAGATTACGAGGAGCATCAAAGGTGATCTTCTTGGGGTTGAACTCACTGGGGAGGATAATGTTGTCCATGCTTGATATTGTATTGGTGATATTGCTTTATATGGTTTTAGTTACAAAAACACCTGGGCTAAATAGCAAATCAATTTTTTTTCTTATATATTTATCATGTCGATAGATATGTTGTCAGGAGACTCGACAATTGATCCTTCACTTTATCAAGACGAATCAATATTTTTGATGTAATCTTTGATAATTTAAAAGATGTTGAGAATAGTTCCATATGATCATGAATACGATCAATAAAAGCAGTGTAATCGTTAATATAACACATGAGAATCATAATCTCCCCCTCTTCTAAGGAGGGTGTTTTGGAGAACTCGAATTGCTGTAAGGTATATTTTTCCATCCATTCGTCTTGACCATAATAAATGCTTGTTAATTTATATTCCGTATCGTTTAGTACAAAGAATTCCATGTCATCTTCTACATCACTAAATAACAATTCATCTAATAAACACATGAGTTCATTGAAAAGAGTTCCAGTTCCTACATTTCTAGCTTTGATAGAAATCTTTACAGAATTATACACATTTTCAACAATAGAATCAGAGAATTCATGAGTAACAGGATCAGCTTTTTCTTTCAATTGCGATATTAAATAATGACCTTTTTCATTCAATATGTGAAGATCTTCTGAAAACCCTATATGATTTGTAATCTTTTCATATGTATCATAGTCATCTTTGTAATCTATATCCCTCAAAAGATTATAATCTGATTGATAATCTATTTCATCTTCAGATGTCGATGGAAGATGCAGGTGTTCACATAATTCATTCAAGTTAACAGGAGATAATTCTCCTATCTCTAAAAAGAGAGTTTTTTCTATGATATTTAGATCCATGTAATATATATTATCTAATCTAACTTACATGAAATAAAAAATAGATCCAAATCTACACACTAATATGCAGATGTAGGCGTCTTCATCTGTCTCCAATATTGTTGATTCCATGCATATTTACGTCGGTTAGAGTTAACCTTGATAATAATATAAATGATTAAAGCCCAAGCAATAAGAATCAAAATAATAAAGCCAATCGTTTTGTCTTGACTGAGTCTACCTTGAGCAAACATTGCACATAGGGCTAGAATACCACACAAAACAATTAGAGTGAATATCATAAGATTATTTCGTAGTCTATAAAGCTCAATAGAATATTCAGTCAAAAGATATTCTTGTTTTGTTTTCAAAGATGTACTCTTAACAACATTACCGATATAATTCAAGTTCTCTTTTTCCTTGTTGTGTATCTTTTCTAAATGAAGATTAGTGTTGTTTATTTCGTTATAGTTGTTAAGTTGATGGGTTAAATCAATGAAATTTCTAGTAGTTTCATTAATGGCATTATCAAATTGAGTTGTATTAACGTTGTCTCCCATTTTGGTTTGGTTTGATTTATAATAACCAAAGAATAATTTGTATCTGAATTTAGAAGAAAAACACAAAAATCATTTTAACAAGAGCAAGCAAGAGAAGTAACACAATCAGAGTCATACTCCCATTCAATACCCATAGTTCTTTCTGTAGCACAATTAATACTGCTCCAACTATGATGATAATAATACCTGCTAAAAGTAATGTATAGAATTGAAACGCCGACCAGAAATACGTGTTCTTAATCTCTTTTAGTCCTTCATTCGTATTTCTCAGAGACAGTTGAGCTGTTTTAATAGTCTGTTGTTGTTGATATAGATTCTTTGAATCATTATCAACTTGCCTGGATTTGTCCCTGAGTGAATGTATTATATCAGCGGTTCTCTGAGTTAAATCAGATCCACCAAAGCGAGACGGTGAATTGAAATTTTCATTTGTTACAGTAGTATATTGTTTAAATGTTTCTAAAATATGACCCAACATATCTCTTCTTGCTGTAGTTCTTAAACTTGTAGAAAGTGAATTAAATTGAGCAGCAATCTCTTTCATCCATAAATATACATACTTGATTTGGCTAATGGCACCCCAACGATAATTGATGAAATCACCATTCGTTTTATATACATCCATTGCAGTAACCATGTACATATATTGTACGTATGGTGCTTGTGTTTTCAAAAACATATCTACTAATATCTTGCGCAATATGCCCGCTACTCCGTCCATTCCTGAAACTGGAAATACATTTTCAGGAAGTCTGTAAGTGTCAACCATTTTTTTACGAAGAATGTAATAAAAAGAGCTTGTAAATGCATCAGTTCCAGTTCTAAAATCGCGACATATAGTTTCGTCTGTTGAAGTTTCACCAGTTCTCTTGTTGTTATAAGCGTAAACAATAGATGTTTTCAGATTATTAACAAGACTTGTGTACACATCGCTATCTCTGTTTCCAAAAAGTTTAGCAATGTAACCAAGAGCAGTATCGTAATTATTAAGGATAGTGTTAGTATTCACGTTCGTAAATGTAGAGGTTTGTCTAGCATTATAAAAGAAATCTTCAGTAATACTTCTCATAATGACCTCTAAGTATTCTCTAAAACGTGAGTGATAGGCAATATCATCTCTATCTTGAGATTCTGTTATTGCAAAATCATAAACAAATTCAATACCTCCTTGTTGGTTGATTCTTGTAACTCCAACAGTGTTAGTCATTCTATTTAAAATATCCTCAACACGACCAGGTGTCAGTGTTGAATTTCGTTGTACAGATACTTTAATATCAATATCTGACATGTTAGAAATACTAGAGGTGATATTGAATGCTGTTGGCAAAATAGGCAAACTTGTCGTTCCTGCATTACCAAGCGTTCTCATATTCTGAGTTTCTACTGGATTTTCACCTTGAATTATAATGTTTCCTATATTCTTTAGATATGCATCTTTACCTGTGAATGCTGCAAAAGCACTATCTTCTTCTTGTGACGTTGAAGGTTTACCAAGTTTTAGAAAAAGTGGGTTTACAATATGGGCCCCATCGGAATCATTGAACAAACTCTGAAGGTTTGTTGCATAAGCCAAAGTATTATCTGACATTTATACTTTATCATTTCATGAGAAAAACTTATTTTACATTTTGACAGCTTTTAAAGTTTTTATTATTGTTTATGAAAGCTAAGGCCTTTTCCAAGTCATAATTTTCTTTAAAAAAATAGCTTCAAACACATACTCTAAAAACAACATAGATGCCTGCTGTAGGACTCTTACGTGTGATACGGACAATATCTCCAGATTTAAGACCCAGGTATTTTGCCATGGCATCACTTTTAAGAATAATAGGGAGTTGGTGCTTATTCTTGAGACTAAATTGCTCCAATATCGTCTTAATTTCATCCTGGTCTTTTATTATTTCATGTTTTGGAACAAGACTGTGACGAGAAATATTGATTTGTAGATTTTTTACATTGTGAATTTCTCGAGGTGTCTTATGATTATTTAGCTGTTTAATATTTGTACTTGTAATGTTATCATTCACAATTAAAACAGTAAGTACGGCTGCTGCATCATCTGCGTCTTCAAAGTATTTCTTCACTTCAGAATATTTAAATTTATTACCCATATGATAGATCAAGTGAATGCGATTGGGCAAAATAACATTAAAAGTAGTTTTGTTAAAGTCTTCGCCTATAGACTCAAACATAGCATTTTTATCGACAGATATATCATAACCTCGATCAATTAACATTTCTATAACGGTCTTGAAACTGTTGGAAATCATCTCGCTCAAAGTTGCAGTTGCCATCTTTCTTTGTTCTTTCACTATAAATCTTTATATTCTTTCAATTTTTGTAAAGACCGCCATTCATGGTCTATCTTTGAATATTTTCAAATGAAGAAGTAATGATGATCCGAATAGGGACTGATTGTTCAGGAATTGAAGCACCCATTGAAGCTTTAAAACAATTGAAAATACCATTCGTTCATCAATGGTCGTGTGAGATTGATCCTTTTTCTAGACTTAGTATTGAAGCTAATTATCATCCTAAACAAATCTTTTCAGACATAAGAAAACGCGATCATAAGACTTTACCAAATATTGATGTTTATGTATGTGGTTTTCCATGTCAACCATTTAGTTTGATAGGAGACAAACAGGGTCTCGAAGATAAAAGAGGAAATATTATGTATCATTGCATCAAAGTCATCAAGTATAAAAAACCTAAACTGTTCATATTAGAAAACGTCAAGAATTTTAAATATATTCAAGGAGGTTTACCCTTTAATCATTTAATAAATAAAATAAACAAGTTAGGAATTTATGAAGTTTATACGCCAATTTTGAACACTAGAGATTATGGAATTCCTCAAAACAGAGAAAGACTGTATATCATTGGTATTCGCAAAAATTGCCAAGTCAAAGCCTTTAACATCCCAGCATCCCATAAGCAATTACCCGATTTGGATAGATTTCTCATAGATAAAAGGGTACATCATCAAAAGCCAAATCAAAATGCCGACAGAGTGATAAAAACAAATCATTTAGAACATTCAAAAGAGCCAATCGTTATTGCTGCTGCTGGATATGGAAATTATATGGTAAATATGTGTCCAAGTATTACATGCAATACAAGATATTATCTATTGCAATACAAAAGATATCTCTTTCCTGAAGAATGTTTAAAACTCCAAGGATTCCCTTCGACATTTAAAAAAGTAGTGAGTAAAACACAGTTATACAAACAGGCTGGGAATGCAATGAGCGTGAATGTATTAAAAACTCTTTTTAATGAACTTTTTGCATGTCTTCGATGTACCTGAAAGCTTCTTCTCTTAGTGATGTTATTTTTCCCGAACGTGTAAACACAATATGATACTCTTTTGTTGTTCTTGTCAAATGAACATATAGACTTTCTGAGTTTACAGAACCACAATCTTCGATGAACTTTTTGAGATCAGATTCAAGTACATGAGTTTTTTCATATACATATTTTACTATTTTTCCAATAATTGTATCAGAATGCCACCATCTATTTACTAAGTGTTTCATGCGTTGATGATCTGGAGGCTGTGGCCGCTGAATGAGTTTGAGATTTTCTTTGGTCTGTCGATTGAGCTTATTCCAATATGCTTTAGGAATTAGATCTTTCAAACTGACGAGCTTACCATTCTGAAAAGAGCTGCACTTTTCAATAACTGCGGCTTCATTCGCAATAGCATCTTTAATAATATTTTCAGTTGCAATAATGATAGGAAGTTTTTTGTGTGTTTTGTAAATTTCATCTAGCATTCCACATGCTCTTCCAAATCTTTGAGCATTAGATGCTCCTCTACTCATGTTATCATTTGTACCAATGAACACAAAACTAGAACATGCAAATCCTATGTATGGATTTTGAATGGTAATACCTCTTCCTGCAAGATGCCCGGCAATCAAAGCGACTCTTGGATATTGTGGATAATTATGAGGTCGAAGGTGTCCTATACAATCACTAATTGCTAACAGCTTGTAAAAGGCATTCTCTTCTATACTTTCTTTTATTATTGTTTCTATCGAAGTTCCCATAAATAACGCGCACTGTAAGATATGAGGTAAAGTGAGGTCTTGTTTTGATTCTATACCTGTATAAACTTTTTGATGACTACTAATCCGTAGATATTTGAGTTTTCCTTTTTCTATTGTGTTTTCTACATACGTGTAAGGAATATTCCATGTCCGAATTTCATTCTCTTGGGTGACATATCTTACAAAATAGTTTTTATTATTAGTACCGTTCAATTCTACAATGACATTATATTCTTCTGAACAGAGCCTTTCTGACAAACAAGTGTGATCTAAGGTTTTTGTACTTGTGACAAACAAAGTAAGTTCCTTTTGTTCATATGACAAACGTTTCACCTCATCACAAATAATGTCCTCAATTGGAGGACCTGATTGAGATTTTGTTGGAAGCACTATTTTTCTCCATACATCATTTCTGAGAAACCATGAAGGCCCAACATATGATGAATGTGGATGAGAATAGTGTAACTCTACAATTTTATTTTGGACAATTTCATCAACTAGACCCTTGAATTGGTCTTTTTCAGATATTTGATATATCGTTTTTGAAAGATTAGCAACTGTTGCTGTAATGAATACAGCCTTGATTTCTGTTCCTGTCGACATGACATTCTGAATGTCGTTTATAAATTCCAATCTTGATTTTACTCCTTGCATGTTGCCTTGTTCTACTTCATCAATAATTATAATGACTCGTTTCCAACTGCTAGACGATTTCTGAGTATATTCTATCATTTGATTCATACATCGCGTATTCCAAAAATCAACAAACATATAGGAAGATGTTGGTGGATTTGAAAATAGAGAAGGGTCACAAGTAGAAGCTCTTTGAATATTTTCTGGAGAAATATATCTTGTAAAGAGTTCATGCTGGCGTGCTCGCATGATGGTTTGATCTGCACTCATTGTACAATTGGCTTGTGTAACAAAGAGAAGTAAGTTTACATCGCTCGGATCAAACTCTGACATCTTTTCTGAGATAAGGTTCAATAATTTCCATGTTTTTCCCGCTTGAGTAGCACTTGTGATCAAAATTGCTTTCCATGGCTGTGTTTTTAGTTTTATAGACAACTTCATAGTGGTGAAAGATGAAGAGCTATCTAATGAATGAAAAAATCAATTTTTGTTTGAGTCTTCCTAGATATCAAGCTCATCATCAACATCATTAATTGATTTGAGCTTACATTCTTTGAAAACCTCAACACCATTGCATTTGTGTATTTTACCAATGCTCTTTTCCAGAGCGGCTTTGAGTGTCTTTTTCGTAATAGAGTTTTTCATTTGTGGTGCATTATCTTTTATCCATTGTTGGAACCTTGTAAAGAGGTCTCCAAGACTGATTTGCATACGATCGTCTCCTGGAACCTTTTCAATTTCTTGTTCAATGAAATCCATCATAATATCATTGCTGCGTTGGTAGTCACGAGTACATTTCATTACTTCGTCTGGCTCTTTGATACCCTCTGCAACATATTTCCTATAATATTCGATCAAAAGAGCCATAAAGTGTTCCTTCCAATCATCAAATTTTTTGCAGAGATCTTTGTCCATAGGAAACTCATTGGGGTTTTCTGGGTTTGGATTCTCACAGAAACGGCTTGTAAACTCCACAACACGAATACGGCGCCAAGTACCACCATCATCACTAGGCACATTTGGAAGGTGATTGCATGTAAGAACCATTTTAAATTGAGGCTTGAACTCAATAGGCTCCTTATACATCTGACGAGCCATGATCTTATCTCCACCAGTCATCTCCTTCATCAGACCCACATTCATCTTTTCATCTTCACTAGGCTCTTGTAGCACCGCAAATCTGCGACCCTTTGACCTTGCAATTTCTGCTGTAGGGGCATTTGCGGCAGGTCGCTTCATCGTCAAGAGAGTCACAGGAAACTTGCAACAATACTCCCCAAACGCCCTTTCAAAGAGGTCGATCAATACACTCTTTCCATTCGAATTATGTGTTACTGTAAAGTTATCTAGAAGATACCTGTGATTACCATCCAGTTCAAATCCGTAATAATTATCATTTGATGTTGATTTTTCAATCTTGAATCCTGTCACAAGGACATTCTTGTTCTTGACTCGTCCCCTGGCAACTTTGTGACTAACAATCGTAGGTAGATTTTCAATTCCATCACCGACAATTTGAAGGCGATAGTAGATGTTAGACTTTTTGACACCATTATGGACCCATGTTCCAATCTTTTCATTTTTGTAGCACGCAAATCCAAGGCTACGTGCAATCCAAGCAACGTCGTCGATGAGATTTTCTAGCTCCAATGTGATCTCAAATTGATTAGTATGTTCTTGATAATGACCATCACTGTCTAGAATTCCTGCTAAAAGAGCTTCACGTACTCCTCTGGAATTGTATTTGTAGTCATTTGGAATGTGCTTGTTACCAAGCACACCATATGCGCGAAGATTATTCAACATATAATTGGGATTGTCATCTTTGTGATTAATCCTCCAACTAGTAGCTTTTCCTTTTTTCTCAGATTCTTTAATCACCTGTGTATCATCCAAAACTAATTTGATATAATCAACAACTTCTGGAAACATGGTTGTAATCTTAGGCTCTTTTGTATTACCATTTCCAAGCCAGTAACCCATGATCCAAGGATCAATAGATACTTCTTTACTGGGGAACGATACAGGTACTTTGTAAAGATATAGATTCCTCTTGCCAATACGTTTGCATATCTCTAGATATTTGTCAACGGTTATGTCAATTACATCACCCTTCTTAACAGTACTAGATACTGAAGCAATCTTCTCCAAGAAGTCATCAGCTTCTTTTTCTGTTGGGAAACACTTTGCACGGTTGATGATAACATTAATCATGTCGTATTCCTTCCATGAAACTGCCCAACAATTGCGGTCATTTCGATATCGTTTTGAAATCATATTTGTAGCCTTTAGGGATAATACATGATTACCTGTAACGTTGAACGAATCACCCTTAATAGGAATTATCTTAAACATATCCGCTTGTCCACGGAATAATTGTAGAACGGTTCGTGGTTCAGAGTCATCTCCCATTAGCTTATCACCCACTTGAATGTCTTGAACTTTCTTTGAAGTTCCATCTGCCATCATAATAGCTGTGTCTTTTTCGTGGCATCCAACACCTGTCCAGATATGAAATTTCTCTTCCCGAACACCGCCATTCAAGAAACTACCCATTAGCTTGAGTACGTAATCTCGCATATGTTCCTTTGGAAAGATCGTTGACACAAACTTGTAGATACCCTCATGAGCTTCATTCTCTGGTTCGTAAGGAACATAATCAATCTTTGTGCTCATACATACAAAGTCCTCTGGACGACCCTCTCGGAATTCCATGGCCTCTAAGTCATAAACACCATTTTCAAATCCAATAAGATGAGTCCGACTATCAAGTTTCTCTTCAAACTTGTCAATATAGAAGAGCTCACGACACTCTTTGATAATATTATCTTTGAAAGGAGATTGTTTCAACTTCATCGCTATACCATTGATCTTCTTAATACGTTCGTTAATCACTTTTTGATTATCACTATCTAATTCAGTGGCAGCTAGTTGACTTAGTTTCATAGTGGCCTCCATATATTTCCGATAGATATCAACAGAAATTTTTTGCCTCAAACTATAACCTCCATCACAGTTAACCCATCGGTGGTTTTTGAACTCATACCACATGTTATTTTTGATGCTGATACAAACGTAGTCGTATCTGAACATGAAATGAACTACTTTTGCAATATCATAATGAGTTTCAGACTCACTTGCTTTAATAAGCGCAGTCAAATCTTGTTCAACAATACTCTGATATGCTTGGAAGTTATCTTGACGAGCCCACATACACAGAGTTCCAATTCCCAAACCATCATCCCTCATCATATTCCAAAAGCGTTCACATTCACCTTCTGTGTATTTATCACTTCTCTTACTGAACTCAATCCATTTGTCCATCAAGCGATGATCAATATTTCTGAGACACCATCCGGTTCTAATCCAGGATTCATAATCTTCTGCTCTCTTGGAATCCAAGATCTCAACTAGCTTACATACCCAATCAATGTTATCACAAACATTCTTATTATGGTTTGCTTTAAACATGGCTTTAGACATGTCGACTTTAGACTTTTTACGCTTCTCAATAAATAGCTTGACATCTTCTTGCTTTTCAATTTTTATTGGCGATTCATCATACTTATTCCGAATAGATAGTCGTTCAACTAGATCCACGTGTTTTTTAGGGAATGGAGTAGATTTTAATTCACCTTCCGGTGATACCTCAATGATCCGTGTAACTTTATAAGGTTCTCCATTTGGCTTTTTACTTCCGTACATTTGCCAGTTGTTCCTTTCAATAACTGCTTCATCTACAATATCTTCAATATTGTTCACAATATCCATATCTGACAGAATCTCTTTCAAGTCTTTCAAAACCTTTTGTCGTATCATAAGCTGAATCACTGGTTTTGTTATTAGATCTGGAATCACAACATGTAGTCCATCTTTAATGTATTTTTTGTCAATGACAGGAGTTGGTTTTTCCATGATATATACTGTATACTCACCTTCAACTTGCAGATATTCTCTAATCGCACTGTCATATGTTTTGATAATTTTTTCAATATGACCTTGATTATATTTCCGCGAGGCGTCTCCTGATTCTTTTGAAAATCGAAAGTCAAGATCTATCAAAATGGGACCAATCTCTCTATGCTTTTCTGTCATATGCAGATCTTCGCCATGAGCCATAGCTACCTTGTATTTTTCCATAAAGTCTGACCAATCCTCTGGCGATATATAAAACGATCCGGAAGGCTTGATAATACTGGTATGTGTATGTTCCATACCTTTGGAAACTGCGAATCGAGACATGTAGGAACAGAAAGAGCCTCTTGCATAATTAACCATTGCTAATTACTTTAATCAAAGAACTTTTAAGTGTTTTTATGGCCCCAAATCATATAAGATTATTAGCGTTAATTAATATTAATCAAAAATGAACGAAGAGATGTCGAAAGATGAGATGTTGCTATTGGCAAATCCAAAGAAGCTTCAACGAGCGCAAAGCGCAAATAATGTGTCAACAAATGCACTCTACCCAGTAAGAAATTGTTTTCAAATTTTGGAGTCTGTGTGCCTTAAAGACCCTACTGTTCAAACGTATCCAAAAGAGTTTGCTGATTTTATTAAACGTAATACCCCTGAAATCATAGCTGGTTTTAAAAGATCACTGATGAGCTAACCAAACATAACTCATATAAGAATACACATATAAGAATACCTATATATCATGGCTAAACAGATTCTGTATTCAATTGGAAGTGTTGTGATTACGGTGTTTGTAGTTTTTCTAATTAATGCTTGGTAGAAAAATAATTATCCGATACATTTAAAAATCATGAAAAAGATTCATTATTGTTCACCTGTCAGATATGAGTTAGGTGTAAGCGAAGGAACATGTCTAACAAAATCAGAGTTGTCTTCAATTGCCAAAGAAACTGTTAAAGATACATTGCCTTTGAATCTAAACAAAAAACAACTTTACAAAAAAGTCAAGGCTACTATGAAACCTAAATGTGGTAAAAACAATAACGAGACATGTTGGTTAGAAAATGTGTCCCATTCTACAAAAGAAAAGTTGTCAAATGCCTATAGACCTAGAAAGCCAAAAGCTTGGTTGTTGAATCCAAGGACATGGCTTAACACATATGATATACTTCATGTGATGATGCAATATGAAGATCGCTACAAGAATTTCAAATTTCTTGGAGTTCATCCAATTGATTTTGCAGATAAAGATAGTGTAGGTCGGTGTGTAGGAGATAATTTGTGTAACTTTTCAATCAAAAGTCTTTTAGAAAAAGGAAAGAAACGTTTTGGCATGGTTTTAAATTTAGATGATCACAGAGGAGATGGCTATCATTGGGTAGCAATGTTTTGTGTATTTGATCCAAACTGTGCAAGTGCAAAAACTAATTTTGGAATTTATTATTATGATTCGGTTGCAGATAAACCAGATAGTCATAATTCAAAGAGATATACGATGCGTTTCATGAAGGAAGTAGAATCTCAAGTTCAAAGACTTTATCCAGAGTCTAAAAAGTCTTTTGAAGTTAGATATAACAAAGTACGTAAACAATTCAAAGGTACAGAATGTGGTGTATTTAGTCAAGTTTTTATTACTCAAATGTTGAAGAATCTATCTTTTGATTATATTTGTGATCACATGCCACGTGACGACGATGTTCAAAAACTCAGAGATATTATTTATAGCCCTTCGCCGAGTTAGCGATCGGCATATATATTGACATATCTTTTGTTTTGTTTATAACTGCAGAATAATAATTCAAACCAATGATCAACGCCGTTGAAATCATAGAGATTTCCATCACGATCCCAGAAACTCACCTTTATTTTATAGAGTCGTGCTAAAGGAGGTTTGAATGATTTTTTTATTTCAGGCGCGTCGTTAAAGTTCTTTTTTATTTGTGAAATACCTAACACTGCGAATGATTTGTTAAGTGTTGTATTTGTACTTTTATTGATATCAAATCCATCAATATCCATGACTACATATTTGAAATAGTCTAGATTCACTCTAGCAGGAGCTACAACTTTAAATGATGAGCTAACATAGTCCTTAGCATTATTGAAGCCTAAAACTTTTCCTAGAGAGGTTGTATTTGAGGAGACTCCCATATTTAGAGTAAAGTTTGTTGCTACGGTAGAAATTGTTATTTTTCCTGTTTTATCGCTATAAGCTACGGTAAAAGTGACACCGCTTGCGGCATTCATTTTGGTTTGAATGGCGGTAGCGAGATCTGCAGCTGTATAATCTCCATCATCTAAAACAGCATTATATTTCGTAGAACCTACAGTAAATGTCAATGTGTTATGGTATGAATTGATAATGTATCCTGTAAGTGGAATAGATGAGGATAATAGTTGAGCAGTTACAATATCTTCAATATCATCATAGAGAGTAATTTCATATTTATTAGGTTCAGGGAAAATTGCCATGTCTCTGTCCTTACTGTCTACAACAATGCGAGTATATCGTTTGTTATCATCTATTTTTGTAGGAGGTTTAATAACTGCATTATGATATAGCGTATCTTCGTCAAACGTTTGCATTTGATATAAAGATATATTTGTCTTATTAATAAATGAACTTTTTAAAGCCCATAAATACAAACAACATAATCAATGTATTCAGAGAGTACATGAAAGACAAATATAGTGTTGATATTGAAGCAGATGACACTCTAAGGAACTACACTCGTATGCAAATGCAGATTGTTCAAAGCAATGCCAAAGGTAACGAATCCATTCAAGACCTCAATATTCAAGTTCTAGGACATCTTCGCAAGATCTATTTAGAGAAACTTACAAAACCTAAGCCCAGTATTAGAGATGCCGAAGTATTTGGAAATAGACGTATCATGTACAATGAATCACTTCCAATGTCATCGGGACCAAATACAGATGTTTCAAAAAGACACGAGGTTGTTAATCAACAGAGACAAAATGAATTTCAAATGAAACCTCAACGTCCTTCACAAATAGAATCACTTCCTATTGAAGAACCTGAAAATATAGAAGATTTTTTGGCTAAAGTAAAGAGTTTTGAAAAAGAAAGACTTCAAACAGTCGCGCCAACTGTGGTTATTACAAACACTCCTTCTTCATCTATTGTTCCCGTACAACAACGCACAATTCATGTATTTACTCCATCTATGAATCCAGGACCAGGTTCGTTTGAAATCTCAGCTCTTTCGTTGAAACTTTTACAATCCCAGTTTGTAATGATCATATCTGTAAAGATTATGGACCAAATTATACCTATGAAATTACAATCTCATATTGTTTTGGATGATAAAATTCATGCAATATATGAACCGTTTGCGAGTGCCTCTGTTTTTAAACAAACAGTAGATCAAGTTGGTAAGTTTACACTTCAAATTTTAGAAATGGATGACCCAATATCATACTCTCTTGTAGCATTTTCTTAAAAATGTTTGCTTTCACTTTTCAAAATTTTATTTTTACAGTATTCTTGTAGTGTTTAAAAACATGCAAAATGTCTGATGACCATTGGGATAATGTCTGCTCTATTTGCCAGGAGGATGGACAATTGCTCTGTTGTGAAACATGTTCAAAAGCTACTCATATGGAGTGTTATAAATCTACCAAGTCATATTGGCCTATAAATATTCAAAATGATCCTTATTATTGTGAATTATGCAGTCATAAGCCGGCATCATCATCAAAGATTAAAGTACTTGAACTTTTCAAGGGATCTGGCTCAATTACAAATTATTGTAGCAAATACTCTGATATATATGAAAAACCCATCAGTGTTGATATAAATCCAGCATCAAAAGCATCCATTACTTCTGATATTCTCACATGGAATTATTCAGAAGTTGAACATATAAAGTTTGATATTATTTGGGCAAGCCCGCCATGTACGGTATATAGTCGTTTGAGAA